AACCCATTCGGTATAGACGGAGAGACGATAGCACCAATCCCATAGTAGGAAGCCGCCCAGACGGCAACTGGAGCCTGATGAGTGCGCAGCCAACAGGTCGTTCCTGTCTCCGGCAACGTGACGACACAGTCGGCTGTAAGAACAGCGTCCGTGCCTGCCCCCGCCGCCAGGGTAAGAGTGGCACCCGCAGCACCGACTATATTGACGACCCCCTGGTTTATGCCAGACGTGTGACTAACCAGCTGACCAGTGGACACGACATTACCCGCCGTCTCACAAGACAGTATGGACTGCGTCAGCGCCATGGTCGCCGTCTGATTGGCCTGAATAGCGTTGACGACAGGAGGAGTATGTACCTGTCTCATGAAGGAGCATCCACGTTTGCGGCGGCGCTCCCGGGTGGGAAGAAGGAAAGAGCACGCCCGGAAAACTTATAGTGCAGCCAGTGATTAGTGTTGGGCAACGCCGTGGTCACCACACCTATAGTAGCGCCTATAATCCCAGGAATGAGTTTGGTAGATTGACCAAACCCTCCAGGCATGAGCCAGGAACTCGGCACGCCATTGCCTTGCAGGGATGAGTCGGTAGGCGTGTTCGCGACGGTAGGCAAATGCTCATACGTCCAACGCATCACATGAGCCGTCAACTCGGGAAAAAACCCGGGGAGAACGTCCGTAGTCGGATCGAGAGCGTGGCCATACGTGAAAAGAGGTTCTTCGATAAAGACATAGGTAAAGCTTATCACGGCCACGCTTTCGCACCGGCTCGGGTTGGTCGAACCACCCGTGCTGATCATCACTTTCCCAATCTGGTTGTAGTCGTCCACTTCCTGAGCTTGTTGCAACTCCCGGTTAGCCAGAAGCCGCAACAAGACGCGAGCGGAAAGAGACTCGTTGATCATCGGGATCCTTCCGAGGAAACCCTGGCCTTCAGGCCAGGGAAGGTCTGAGCCGCCCCCGAAACAGGGACGATATAGATCATCCCCTGAGTATTGATCCCTTGATTGTGCCCCAATAGCTGACCAGCTAAAATACCATGACCAACAGGGGTTGGGATAGCATTAACGGCGTGGACTATCTGTCTGCTCAGGGTCATAAGTTATCCTCTTGGTGTTGCATGAACAATGGCGGATATGGGTCCTAGTCCATTGGCATTCGAAGCAGCTACACCAAAGTAATAGGTTGTGCCATTAAAAAGTCCAATGACCCAATCATAGGAAGTGTAAGGAGGGACGGCAGCCCCTATGAGCTGTCCAGTGGTATACTCAGTAACGTTAGGGTTCTCACTAATGTATATGTTATACTCCTGAATGGTAGACCCACCATCAGAAGTGGGGGGAGTCCAGTGTACAGTAACCTGTGCGTTACCAGGTGTTGCGCTAACATTAAAGGGGGCACCCGGCAAATTGCTACTAGTGTAAATCGCCCCTTCAGCGGAGGCTGGACTATGACCAGCACTTGATACAGCTTCAACGGTGAACATATATTCAGTATTGGGGGTAAGACCAGTAACAGTCCCAGTCAGAACATTGCCCACGGTTAGAACAGGAGACGTTCCTATACCACTCGAAATGGTACCCATATAAATGTCATAATTTGTTATAGGATCAGGAGTATAATTAGGAGCATCCCAATTCACAGTTACGCTGGTACGTGTAGAAGACAAACCCCTTAGGATTGGTGGCGTAGCTGAAGGGCTCACGGAACTAGAAAGAGTAGAAACTGCTTGTTCATTAGAAGCAGGGCCATTGCCCGAAGTCGAAAGAGCTTCAACAGTAAAGTAGTACACTGTTTTGACAGACAACCCGGTCACTGTCCCTGTCAAAACATCGCCTACAGTCAGGACGGGAGTCCCCGATTCCCCGCCTTTGGTGGTCCCCATGTAAATATCATAACCAGTTATAGTAGCAGGAGTTGAAATAGGAGCAACCCAGTTCAAAGTAACGCTATCCGCTGTAGAAGATGAACCACTGATTGTAGGTGCAACGGGGGCAGAAGGAGGGGGAGGCAGGTACCCGTACCCCGGATACGAAGGGGGAGGAGTGGGAATAGTGGCAGCACTAGGAGAAATCGCACTATTCGATGGTTCCGTTTCAAGGTTGAGGAAGATAGCCGGCGGTGACTTGCCCTTTATGAGCTGAGCAATCATGTTCTTTGAGAGAGTGAAACTCCTGTTAGCTTTCAAGTTACCGTAAGCATCAAACGACTGATTGTTGACAGCACCACCAATCGCCCAAACACCATCAGTACCATTATCACCCAACCACTGTACGGTGTAAGTAGCAAGGCACTCACCTGTATCACAATCGTGCTCGACGTGCACACCTGTCACGTATTGAACGTTCGTCTCTCCCGTTACTCGCTCGTAGATCTGGATCTGACAATCCGTTGTAATCTCGGGGTCATATACTGACTGAAGCTGTCCCTGTCGGATAGCCAACCAGCATTGCATCAACTGGAACTCCCCCATAAGATCCTGATCAGATGGACTAATCGGTACGTTAAGCGGAACACCAATCATGGCCGGCTTGGGCAGCCCGTGCAAAACGTCCGACGTCGTAGCAGGAGGCGTCACCCGAGTAATGGTAATAGACGTACCACTGGGTAGGGCAGTTGAAGTAGGAAAAGACGGAGTATTTTCAAACAGGTACGGATCTAGGGCACCAACTAGGATCACAGAACGAACAGACTGATCCGTTGAAGTCAACTGGTAGTCATTTATGAGCGGGGCTTCAAACAGGGGAATAGCTCTAGGTCCTGCCAACTCCGGATAAGAACCGGGCCACGGTTTGTAGTCATCATCTTCCATAAAATTACCAGGCAAGAAAATGTTTGGTATGCCGGCGTACAGACCCCCGTCGTCGCGCCATCTTTTGATGTAGCCAATGGCCGTAAGTAGGGAATTTGCTGCCTGCATCGGAGGCACCTTGTCAAGAGTCGAGGGGTCAATGGGCCCCAGAGCATCGTAAGCAAGACTGTCGTAGATACAACCCAGTATGGGAGGAGGTTGGTTAATCGGCGGATATTCGGAAACGTAATAGGTGCCCGTATCGAGATTAAAAGCCATGGCCGGCGGATAGTAACCTCCAGAGATCAGCCACAGCCAACGGATCACCTGACAATAATCAGGCGCCAACAGAGGTGCGGCACCCGGACCGCCGATCTTAGAGCTCGACGTGTGCGTCGCGGGATCATAGGTGGTGATCGTGGCATTGACTGGTGGCACGACGTTGTCGGGGATGGGTATATAGCCGCCAGTGTTGTACGGGCTCACGTAGTTGGAAGGAGTCCACAACGTGTAGTTTGCGGGGATCGCTCCATAGAAAAACTCTTCACCAAAGGTGAAAATCCCACCATCTTCCCCCAACAACCAGAACCCCGGATTTGACGAACCCTGTGGGCTTCGACGCAGCTTGCAAATAGGAGCAGCCAAAAGAGAAAATCCTAAGGAGAACGCCGGATCTTTAGAGATGTAGGTCGGAGCAGAACCGCAAGGCTGAACGTAGACAGTAAAGTTAGTGGGTACCCCAACAACACCGTAAAGGTTCGCATTTCCCACGATCCAATAGCCCAGCCCATCATTCGTCATCTCAATAGCCGTAGCATGCCCGGGGAATGTGTAATTTCCATATGAGGGCATACCGTGGCCGTGCACACCGCCTGCGGAATCCAGAACAACAAAGGCATTCGGAAAATCCTGAGTGTTGGGATTGGGACTAAAACCAACGAACGTAACACCAACAGCGACTGCCGGAACTGTCCACCCACTTGCAGCCAGAGCAACATCCCCCACACCAAAGACGTGCCCAGCTGAGTCCATAGCCCACAGTCCCGCCCCGGAGGCGGAAGAAGCGGCAACCACTATGTTGTGATAACCATAAAGCAAACCCGCCGCTTCGTAGGCACCAGTAAAATCAGGAGGATCAGTAAATGGATTGGCATTCCCATAAGGAGCGACATTCCCCACCCGGTCCACCAGCCAGTACCCTGCACCTAACTTCGTCGCACAAATAGCTACCACTTGAGCACGCATCGGTGACAGTGCCACACCGGGAGGGGCACCAGACGGATCGGTAGCCGAAATGCCGCCGTACCCAAAACCTCCCGCGTTGTAGGAAAAGGTACCTCCGTCTGTTCCTGCCACACAATATCCTAAATCGTTGGGGTCAACGGCCATGTCTGTGATCTGCTTGGCGAAACCCTCTTTGCTGCGCTTTCCCACGGCACCGTTATTGCCCACAGGATGGCCTTTGACGTCCACAGCACCATATCCGGGGTGTGCTAGATAAGCGAAGTACGAAGGCTTGTTAAACTGGATGCCCGTAGACGTATAAAACTTGGCGGAGACCAGATCCGGATAGACAGAAGAATCCAGCATACACTTACCACCCGTACCCCGGCAGGTCAGCGTTATTATGCCGGTATTGGCATCAATCTGGACGTTATCTACCGTGAACAAGCCCTTCTTGACGACGTAGGCGTTGCCGTGTTGATCGTTGTTGTCAAACGCCTCAGCCTGAGTCAACCCCAACCCACCATACCCAAAGTACCAGCGCAACAAGGCACCCTCACGAAGGATGTTGTTCCACGAATCTTCGCCGGACACCTGTCCCCAGAGATCGGTATTGGTCTGCGTCGCCCCATAGGTAAAAGACATAGCACCAGGGTCACCGAACACCTGCTCGATGCCAGGCAAAGGAGCGTCACCATAGGCAGTCGTATCGAGGTTGAAGATCGACACCGTCAGCGTGGGGGCGTCATTAGCGATCTGGTCGTCATACACCACAGACTTCAGGTTGGGAACACTCACCTCGTTGATGGTGTTAGCTTGATCAATAAAGAACCGATAAGGCAACATGCCCGGCGATGGATTTATACCTACGTTGGTATCGTCCCCGCCGCCCAAGGCACCAGGGCGCGGGGAGTTTGTCGAAGTCAACCACCAGGTCGGAGAAGTCTGGACGGTGATGTAACTATTCGGAGCGTTGTCCCCTACGAAGGGGGGGTACATGCCAGCACGCAGGTTCTTCGGAAGATGGATCATGGGACGACCGGCTGCCCAATCAAGTAAGCAACAAGCTGATATGAAGCTTTATACGGATAGAGAGTACTCTTGATCCGTGTAATGGTCAACCCGCTGGGGAAAATCGTTCGGCTAACACCGCGATCATCCACCATCACCGTTGTATGCTCCAACAAGTAGAAGGCCACCATCGTCGAATACTGCACCTGGCTCAACATCAAACCAGAAAGCGTCAGGACGACCGGAGTTGCCATTCCTTCAAACAATAGAGGCATTTGGGACGAGGGGATAGGCTGCAGCTCCATCTGGAAGTTGCGTTGCCAAACCATCTGGTCCGTTGCCTGCGCCGACGAAGACGACAGCACACCAAAAGACCAAGTCCCAAGACCGTCAGGAGCGGGATCTGTCCAGGTCCAACCTGAACCGTTGATAGGCATCGTCATGTCAACCCCGTCGGAGTTGTCACGTTCATAGACCTACCGTAGACCGCCTTCGTCACTGAACTCACGGCAGACCGGACCGACGAGGCCGACCCACCAACGATGTTAATCGTCATGTTGTTGGTCTGCTGTCCCGGCATGGCCATGCTCCCGTTGGTAGCTTCAGCCAGCCGAGCCTGATAAAGCGTGCTCGGAACAAGAGTGGTGGGCAGATTGAAGTTCAGGTTCTGTCCAGCTGCGTCCATCAGCTGACGGACATCGGTCAAAATTTGATAGGTCTCTGTTACATTTCCCTTGGCTTTCGGCAGCATCGCCTGAAGTTCCGCGATGGCCTGGGTCGACGTGATGTCTCCCAACGTTAACTGCGACTGTATGATGTTCATCCCCGAACTGACCATGGTCGACACCATATTGGCCGTATCGTTCAACACAGTGGCTGTGTTCGCCGCTTTTTGCGAAGCCGCAAACTGTTGGAAAGTACCAACCTGCGCCTTCTCCGCTGCATTGAAACTGTTATATTGTGTCTTCAGATACGCCATACTAACGTTGAGGACCTTGGAGTCGGTCGTCAATTGCGCTATAGCCCCCAAGAGAGGGGACCCTTGTACGTTAGCCAAAGCCACCTGGACAGAACCAAGAGCCGAGATCTGAGTCGTCAGCGCTGACTCCACGCCCTGCTGAGCCGAGATCGTCTGCTGCATGTTTGCCCACTGAGCTGCCTTACCTTGTTTCTTGGCAAGAGCAGCGCCAGCCTGGCTCTGTTTGACTGCTTGCTGAGCTGCCGCAATCGGATCCTCTGAAAAAAGAGCGCCGTAGAAACCCAACTTAGCCTGCGAGACCGCCACGCCGGCTGTTATTTTAGCTTGGTCAGCGGTCACGATAGCAGCTTCCAGCGTCTGCCAGTTCTGGTAATTCAGACTGTTTGGATTAGTCGAAGCATACTTATCCTTCAACCCTGCAGCCATGGACTGTTGAGCAGCCAACATTTGTTCTTGGGCTAGTTTTTGGGGGTCACCAAACGCTTGTGCCGAAGCCAGACCAGTCTGGGCCTGGATCTGAGCTTGTGTTGCCTGGAACTGGGTCGTAGCGCTTTGAGCCTGTCCCTTAACCTTCAACTGACCATTCTGGAGCGTCAAACCAACGCTGGCCAAATCCGCCAAAGTCTTTGTGATGCTATCAGTTGAAATATTGTAGGCAGCTATAATGGCTTGCGTTTGAGCTGCACCAAAAGTATACCCCTTTTCGGTAGCCTGGACCGCACCCTGAGCAGTGGAAGCCATTGCAGCTGCATTTTGGATATAAGTCTGAGAACTCTGAATAATCGAAGCGGCAACCTGTTCGGCGTTGGCATTATGGCCCGTGTTGCTCAACTGTGCAAACCCTATCTTGATAGCCTGCTGCGCACCAGCGGTCGAACCTTGTTGTACCAAGGACTGGGCAAGCGTTGACACCTGTTGTGCCTGTGCGTCGATAAGAGCCTGCAACTGGGCCCGGTCAGCTTCGACTGCCTCTGCGTCTGCTTGCGATTGACCAGCATTGGCGCTCTTATAGACGCCCTGGGCAATCCTGAGTGTATTCTCGGCTTCCCTCTTCAGGTCAGCAAAGGAAGCGAAACCACCAGTATAGGCAGATTGGACAGCGGTGAAATCCATTCCTACCTGATGCGTAATGCCCGTTAGCCCATGGACTGTATCGAATGTGTTTTGAAGAATTGTAGCCGCTTGAGCTGGGGTCTGCATCTGAGTCCTTGACACTTGTCCCGGCAACCCGGCATTCCATCCACTCCCCTGTATGTTTTTGACCATTTTATTAGCAGAACTCTGCTGTTCCTGTTCTTGGTCAATTGCAAGATTAGGCGCTTTACCAGCCGGGTGCCCGCCCACCAAGGCTTTCTCAATGTTTTGTAGTGCCGTCGCCATTGCCGGACCATAAATTGTGTCCATCTTTGACATTTCAGCAGACGTCAATATATGAGGGCCCGTAGTCTCAGCTGCCTTCCCCTTAAGACCAAGAGCTGCGTTTACCCGGTATTGCTCTTGGTACTCCCGGGCAGCCGTGATGCCAGCACTGGTGGGAACACCAGTATCATTAGGTCCCCCATGTGTGCCAGTCATCCAGTCTACAGCGTTGGCCGCACCCTGACCGGGAAGTGCAAGCAGTGTGTGAGCCCCCACAAGTTCCTGAGCCACAAAACCGGTGTTATTAGCATTGCTTTTGGCATAGTTGTTGAGCCAATCGCCAATCTTGAAACCAGCAAACCCCGCTAAGGCAAGAGCCCCGACCGACGCCGCACTCGTGAAAGTCTTTAAACCCACGTTTGCATTCAAGAAGGAACCAGCAAGACCACTCGCCGCTGTTTCTGTGGGTAGAATGTCATTATTGCCAAGTGGGACAACGGCGTCTCTACCAAGGCCAGTCTGTAGAATATCAACAGCCTTTGTCATACCCGTTATAAGGATGTCGCTAGACTTAGATGCTCCTACGACAAGCTGGTCACCTGCAGCACTACCAGAAGCACCTTTGCCAATCTTGCTAAATGCACCCAGGAGCTGTACACCCTTTTTCAATACCAAGAAAGCCGCCACCGCTTCGGTCATCTCGGCGATTAAGCCTCTGGTGACCTTGTTGATATCACCAAAAATGTTGACAACGGTCCGTGACACGGCAACTATGTCAGCAAGAACCGTACCAAGACTAGAATCAAGAATGTCTACGCCCACATTAGACAGTGCCGAACCAAACCTCTTCAACTGTCCCTCGACAGTGCTCATTTGGAGGTTGAATTCTTGCTGAAGACGATTACCAGGAGCAACACTATTAGCTTTACTAATGAAGTTGCCACCCTCCCCTACGGCTTGCCCAGCAGCAATCAGTATGGCTCTGGACGAGGCATTGCCACCAAGCATGGTAATCAAACTGTCAGAAGCAGCAGCCGTCAGTTTGGGAAGCAATGTCAGAAAGTCTGTTACAGCAGCCTGTTCGTTCCCACCTATGATTGCATTCTCAAGAGGCTGTCCCGCTGGACCCAAGGTCGAAGCATACTGAGCGACCTGACCGCCGGCTGTAGCAAACCCAGGAAGAATCCTACCGAACGCCGACCCGATGTCTGTCCCGCTAAACCCAGACCGCTGTGCTGTGGCGGCCACCATGGACATCGTAAAGTTCGGTGACAGCCCGAGCTGATTGGCTATGGCACTGATGTCGGCCGTACCAGAAAGCGTCTGCTTGGCGGGTACACCGAAAATATCTTGAAGGTGGAGGGCCTCGTTCTGGATGGTATTGAACGACCCGCCGCCGGTACCGCGAAGGCTGTCAAACGCCTGTGAAATCCCAGTCAGGTCTTCTTGCAGCTGTGCCACAGGCACGCCCAGAGCTTGAGCTCCCTCGGCAGCCGACTGCAGCGCTATGGTGGCCTGCGCCGTGCTCTGAAACACGCCCTTGAAGGCAAGAGCGAGCTCGGCTACTTCGTTGACAGCCACACCAGTATCCGTAGCAATGCCCTGGATAGAGTTCGAGTAACCCTGGAACGCCTGACCCTGACCCAAGGCTTCGAACTCAGCCTTTACCTGAGCCAGGCTCACCTGAGCGGCTGCAGCCTCGACAACCGACTTACTCAGCTCTTCGAAACCCACCCCAATAGCAATGCCCGGGGCAGCATAACCCAGGGTGTTGGTAGCATGTTGTCCGAGGAACTGCCTACCAGTCTGCCCCTCAGCAGCAATAGCCGTGCTTGTGCTGTTAGCGACGTTATTCCGGCTACCAAACCGCATGCGCTGAAAGAAGGTACCCTCACCCCTAAGACCTTGTTTGTTAAGCGCCTCCACCTTGGCCGCACGGATAAGCGTAGCGTTCTCAATCTCAGCCGTATTCAGAATTGCCATGGATTCAGCTAAGGTGGTGCTCACAGCCGTAAGAGTTTCTAAGGGGATCCCTAGAGCGGCAAACTGTGCCTTCGTTGTGACACCCATTTGTTCAAAAAGAGAAAACGCCCTGGTCAGATTGGACTGAACCGAGGTCATTCCCTGGCTGCGTCCCAGAGACTGTAAATCGTTGGTGGTATTCAGTCCAGCAGCCGTGCCCCTGGTGCCACTAGAAACCAGACGCGCCGTATAAGCATCCTGTGCAACCTGTTGAGGAGTAGGCGGCGGTGGCGGCGTGAAACCTGTCAAACGACCATTGAGCACACGATTGTACGGCGAAGAGATTGGTTCAGGTTTAGGTGGTGCCGAGTCAGCTTTTAACCGAGCTCTGTCCACCTTCGCCATTCTTTGAGCCTCGACCAGACTCGTATTCTCAACAGTGTGTCCCTGAAGGTCCTCTCCATATCCCTTCCGGATACTAGCAACTTCAGTAAGCAGCCGAGAAATCTTCTTAGATTCCTGCTGGGAACCCTTACCCATGGTATCTTGTTCGGTATCCAGACGGGCAGCCCCGCCTCCAACCATTTCGGCACGTATGCTAGCAGCCTGTGCAGCCTTTGCAGCCAGATCAAGGAAGGGTTTACCCCCAGGTTCCTGCAGTCCCGCAAGACCGGCAATCGTACCCGCCTGGGGCAGCATGAGCGCTGCATTGTGGGCCAACCCTGCAGCACGAAGCTCTGCTGGCGTCTGGGGGACCTGAGCAAACTGACTGTGCATTCTTGTTGCGCGGTCCCGTAGGTCCTTCTGGGCCATGAGGTTACCCTGTATCGTGGGATCGCTTGACAGCTCCCCAAGCTGCCGGTTCATCCCACGCAGGATGGCTCCGGACATGGTCGAAGAGTACTTCTTGGTTATATTACCAATGTCGTGCTTTAGGTTTCCAAGATCTGTTGGATCGAGTGCTAGAAGTTTGTCAGCACCGCCATAGATACCGGCCAGCTGGTTGGTTAGGTTGGCGCCGACTGCCTTGTACTGATTCTTGTTTTTGCCGAGGTTCCCCTTGTCGGCGACGTTGGTCGCCGCCAATTCTTCGTCGAACTGTTTCAGACGGGCGCGAACCTGCTCCTCTTGATCCTTGGACTGGGTGCCGTAGCTGTAACCTCCTGAGGTGCTTTTACCGCCGCCGGCTGTCGCCCCCATGCCAGAAACGGTACGTAGGTCCTTTTCGTATTCGGCCACGACGGCGCGCATTGCACCGATAATCTGATCCGGGTTAGCTGTTGCACGCAGCTCAGCTAGAGCAACCATAAAGCACCTCCTTCCCCTCTACTTAGTCCTATCTCCATTATCGGCCTGACAGAGTGAATTACAAAAACGCCACTCTACAACGAACTTATGTCACTTTACCGCGTCTAAAGGCAACCATACGAGGGTCTTCATTTTCCGTCATGGGAACCTGGTCCCGGGTGTCGTTGGGCTTCCCGAGATCACGGTTACGCCGGTAGTCAAGCTCTTTAAACCAATCGTTCTGCGCTTCCGGAAATAGCCACATCCATACCGGCGGCACGTCTTTTTGAGGCAAGTTTTGGTACCAATTAAGTATTCGTTGGGCATGTCCAATTGCCTCGGCTAGATCCCATGGCAACTCATCGAGACTATGACAGTCAGGTGGCCAAAGTGCCCGAATATCGCTTCCGAACGAGCGGACTAGGTTGAGGAAGCCGGGGTCACCGGCAAGTCTTTTCCCTCCAGTTGGTCCACGGTTAATGTACCTATGGACACCAGGATGGGTTCCAAAACCTGGTCCTGTAGAAAATCAACATCCTCTCGGTTCGGTAATTCCTTGTCACGGTGGTTGCATCTATCATGGTTCCAACCGTCGTCAGTTTTAGTGCCAACACAGGTCCGAACACTCTGCCATAACTCAGCCCTTCTGTATTCCTCAATCCAGGACATCTCACCGCGCATTTTCATCGTTAGCCGCAATACGGTCTTGTCCAGCTCGTCCTCGGGCAGGGTCTCCAAAGACAGCCGATGATCAGCCAACCGAACATCAAGTTCCGCATTCACTTGGTCAAGATAACGCTGCAGCTCTCGCTCCACGCGCTTCGCCTCAGCGTCTTCGGGGTCGTTTATGAAGGTCTTCTCCACCCCGCCCGCCCAGGCGTCCCGCAAACCCTGCAAGTAGTCCTCGTTGAGCCACTCGTCTTTCGTGGCCCACTCTTCTTCGACCATGGGCAGAATCCGACGTCTTTCCGCCTGGACCAACATGTCAACCTTTTCTTCCCGCTCGTAGGGAGCAAGATCTCCCAAGGCGCTCATGTACGTCTCAGACGTTTCGTCGTGCTGCCCGGCAATAGTGCGCGCACGAGCAGCATCAGCCTTACGGATTATAACGCCACGCTCAATGGGGTTGAGCTTCTGGACCCAAACCTGCCTCGGGCCCTTGCCGTCATCAATGGTGAGTTCGGTACCGCGAACAAATAGATCAGCCAACGATCGTGTCTTGGGCATTTAAATCTCCTTGTACCTTGTATTCAAAACCCTTAGCGTGATGAGAGCCAGCTGAGCACCAAGCTCAGCATGTGCCGGACGACCGGTGAGTTTAGTCGTCCTGCAGAGGGCTCTCTCGCTATTCCCTATTTTCTATGTGAAACTGTGAGAAGATCAAGATCCCGGCAAACCAGCCATTATCTTGTTATAGGTGTAATACGATCCAGTATCCGACTGGAAAGCAAACGGCAGGTCGATCTTCTGGTTCACCCGAGACGAAAGGTCGGGTGGGTCAAAGTGAGCATCAACCGTATACAGCGTCTTCAGGAAGCTGCCAACAGTCGGGTTCGGACCCGGACTTGATATCACACAAGCCATCGGGATCGGGGAAGACGTCAGAGCGCCTATCACGTGACCGGCAGAGACATTGGCCGTCTGAGCCAGAATGGACAGAAGGTTTTGTACAGTGTTGGGTCGAACGGTCACGGTACCGGCAAAGGCTGGCACAACAAAGTCAATGCTCACAGCCAGAGCGTTACCGAATTCCCAGTTCTGTTCCATCCCCGTAGCGGTCCAGGTCGCATCAACGCTCTGGACACCAGGAACGAGGTTCCAGACAGGCGAACCTCCACCAGTCTGGAAGTATACTTGGATATCGTAGGGACGAACAGCCGCCGGCTTAACGATTGTACCGTCAGCGGTGTTCTCGGCGGCCGAGACGGTCGTGGGAACACCTATGCTACTGTACTGAAGACGAATCGTGGCTCCTGCGTGCATTACCATACCACTGGCAAACACAGCACTGCCAGCAACCAGGGTAGCAGACGTGTTGAACGAAACAGTCGTATCCGTGTCCGTATAATCGAACTCAGCACCGTTGAACAGACGACCGTACGATCCATCGGTATTGTAGAAGTTGAAGTTCAGAACGTACTGTTCATCATTGTCAACAGCCGGGTTGTAGTACGGATCTGCGTGCGCCGGAGAACACCCCAGCGTGATGGTGTCAAGCGTCCCATCCCAAATGAACGCATCCTCCTGGGGGGGACCGGGAGTGTAGAAGATGGAGTCACCACGAAGCGTCGCCGTCTGCTGTGCATCCTGCTTGATGGTGAAACGATAAGCCATGGAAGCCAAAGCCAGGTTCGGCACAACCACACCGCTAACGATGGAGTCGTTAGCCTGCGAAGAGCGGAACATAGTAAGGATGTTCAACGGCACCTGAGCGTTGAAGTCCAGCTGTTGACCGGAGGTTAGGGAGCTGGGTGCTATACCCAAGGTCAGAGCCTCCAACTTGGCCGTCATGTCAAAAGACTCACAGTCGAACGAAAGGTCCGGTGTGTCACGAACCACGCCGACGGTGTATTCATTGCCAAGTTCCGCTACTGTTTCCTTGGGAACGTTGGGTCGAACGTCTGCAGACTGGAGACGGTCGATTAGGAACCCCTGAGAGGTCCAAACAAGCTGGCCAGCACGTGTAGCGATCTTAGGCCCTCCTTACGAGGCGACCCTGAGCCGCTGCCGGCTCAAGACCTTGCTAAAAATTCGATGGAGCAGAGAAGTACTCACTACAATGATGTTCGACGTAAGAGAGGATGCTACTTAGTTCCGCCAAGAAGGACGGACCTTAGGTGTGATGCGTACAACCCTCGTTATAGTTCCGTTAGTTGACGACGCCAAGCGTCCAAGTACATCCTGCTCATATCCCCCCAGGGCTGCCGGCAACTCCTGAGCAATACGCCTCAAACCTGCCGAGAAGAAGTCATGAGTGGAAATACCTGCTGTGGGGTGCATACCCACTCCCTGAGCACTCGCCCCGGCGCCCCCGGCCGCCGCCGCCTTACGCCCCCGGGTAATGTCCATGGTGTAGGCACCCTTCCCCCCTACATACTTCTCTTTCGTATAAGCACCGGGGTAGAATATACCCGTACCACGGGCACCGTCATCTTGCCGATGCTCGCCAGCATCAAACCATTGCCCCTCGGGCATGCCAAACCCAGGCGACGGACCCTGGTCGATCCCGAAGATCATCATGAGCATTCCCTCAAAATCTATCTGGTACTGCGTGTTTATGCCAGAGCCACGACCACCCGCACCGAAGGCAATTCGATGCCAGTCCCGGGCTGCTGTATTCAATATATCTATGTTGCCCCAATCAAGCCCTTCTGCTGTGGCCGAGAAGAAATCGCTACGCCCCAAAGCAGAACGCAGTACACCACCAGCCAAACGATTCTCCCCCACGCGATAGATGGGACCTTCCCGAGCTGTTACCAACTGCCCGAAGGAGCTCATCATGGATCTCTGCGCTTGTTTCCCTAAAACCTGCCACATCTTCTGGAGAGCAGCGGGGTCGTTGACTAGTTCAGCATTGTCCGCCATCCGAGTACACCACTCAATGACTGCTTCTCCCATGGCCAAGACCACCCCCCGCATACCAGCCAGGGCGATGTCCGCCAGTCCCTCGCTAGCCACCTGCTTGATCTTGAGACCATACTGCTGTCCTGTTAAAGAACGTCTTGCCATTGCTTTCAGTGTCTTTCATTACCGAGATCAGGTGACTTGTCCTCGAACAGGTCGATCACTTCTTGCACCAAACTTGTGTAGTCGTTGACCTCGTCAAGGATTGTCTTTCGAAAAGCATCCTGAACTTCAGGTGGAAGAAATTGGTCGATGTGACGTTCTTTGGCCGACAGAAGAAGAGCGATCATGCGACGCGAACGGCGTTCTACCAACTCACGCACGGCGTCACTGGAAAGCATGGCGTTAATCATCGCTGTTGCACCGATGTACTCGTTTCTCCGATGTTCATGGGTACATAACTTCTGCTTGGGCAACCAGAGCTGGGACGTCGGTCAGAACATCTGGCATATATTTAGCAACGAACTCAAGGGCCCACGCCAGTTTGTCTCGCACTCGACCACCTTTAGGTTGACTGACATTCCACAGTTCCAGGTTACTAGGGTTATTATCGGCACGAATGGTATTCTTATGGTGGACGTTCTCGTTGGAGAGAAGAGGACGTCCAAGAACTTGTTCCATCACCAGGCGATGTTCAGCCCGTGAGTTGATGTAAACGTAACCTTCCTTGATCCGGGGCGTCCCCTTTAACCTTCTCAACCGACGTAGAGGTTTGGCGGCTTGAACATCTCCACATGTCTTCCAACGATAGTAGTGTCCCGCACACCATCCCCGTACATACTCTGTCCTCAAACACCCTGGCACTGTGCACTCTGTTGGTGGATGCAGACCGATAGCCACGTCTTCTTTTAGATCGCCAGAACGGAGGCGTGAATAATGGGTTCGACAGACGTTCAAACAATAGGACGGCCGGTCGCAACCTAAAACTCGACAATTGGTCTTCGTCCCTCGCAATCTCCGCTCCGGCGCAGCCGTACCTGTAGTCTTCCAACGGTAGTAATGCGGAGAACACATGCCCTTTGCGAGAACGAGACGTTCACAATCAACAACAGAACAAACGTCTCGTTCTCTCGTCAGTCGCTCTCGAATAGGAATGTCCGCCTGAACGTCCCCTTTGATGCGCAAACGACGATAATGGGCACCACAGAAACCGTTGGCAACCGCCAAACGGGTGCAATCAAGTACCTTACATGGAATCATACTATTATGTTTCGGCACTCTGGACTGACTAACGGACTTTTAGGGACTGAACGCCCAATCGGAGCTATCTTCGGATGAATCGTAGTAATCCAGTGCCTCCCAGCGAACGTCCCTCATATACCGCTGCCATTTCTGAGAATACGAAGGCATGCGAGATATCGCCACGTGCTCAATTTCGAGGTACGTCAGCTTGTACGGTGTCGCTGCATCCCAACGGAACACGTCCACGAAAGGACCACCACCACGACCGACCTCGGGAAGTTTCCCACGTAATATGTCCCGAATATCACCAGCCAGCTGGATTGAAACGGGTTCGCTCTCTGCAATGACGGTACAGTAAAATCCCCACCGATTCTCCCTGTAGTCTGAGCCGAGCTCCCACGCTCCGGGATCGCTAACATCCTCGGGAGCGAAGGCAATCGTGTTGGGAACGATCTCTACGTCCCAGTTGACCTGTTCCTTGGTCAACGTCACTGGCCGGTTTTGACGCACCCCGGGCGGGGTATCATACCTGGTAGCGTTGAACCACCCCAAACCACCCAAACTAGCGTTGATACACTCCCACAAGGAGTTAAAGATAAACCGGTCTCGAAGCCCACCAGCGACCCCGATCGGGCCCAGAGCTAAAGAACTCGGCGCGCCTGGCCAGGAACCATTATCAGCGACGACAGGGTAAGTCATTAAGGTTGGTCCACAGCTGTGCAGTAAATCGTATAGACGTCCACGGTAAAAAGAGCCGTCTGTTCAATACGGTCAAAGGTATATGTAGCATTGGCGATAAAGACCTCATCTGGTGGTCGTCCACCGTGGGCAATGAGAAGGTTGTAGTCGGCGTCGAGCAACGTGAGCTTGATCGTAATGGCGTTCTCGAAACCAGCTATCGTACCCATCTCTGTGCCACCCTGGTACTCTACTGCACAGTTGACTGCCTTGTCGGTGATGCTATTCCAACTAATAGGCGTTGCACCCAGGTCATACGTCCACCCCGAGGAGTCGGCATCGGCGTACGTAGCATCAACAACCCAATGGAATGTGGGTCGTAGCTGGACAGCATTCGGCAACCCCATAGCCATTGCTATCCCTATCCCCGCTTTGAAATCACTCCCGTCGCCGAAAGACCCCGTAGGGTCAGCGCCGGCCATTTAAGACCTCACACATAGTCACGCCCCCCATTAGAAGTCCCACCACCGCGGACCCATGTTGCGCTCCCGAGTTCCTGATTGCGGGTTACCTCCATTACAGCATCAAACACCTGGACGGTTGTGCTCCCCAGGTCAGAAAGACGAGTAATCGTTATGTCTATCTCAGCCGTAAGGATCTTCAGTAGGTTCTGCAAAACATTGGCTGACTGCTGCACCTCGTAGCTGACCGGACCAGCCTTGTAAGAGACCATCGTCTTGATGTTGATCAGTTGAGTTTGTACGCTCTTGTAAGCGGCATACAGGATAATCGCCTGTACTATCTGCCGGCCCAGGTCGGGCAGCCCTGTCGAGCTGTCTATGGACCCATCGAGGTACCATGACGGAGGAAGACGTTGCTGGGTGTTGCCGATATTGCCCGACGTGCGGGGCGTTATGATCCCGTCATCAGAACAATTCCAGCAGGCCAAAAAATCCATGCCAACGAGTCGCATCATCCAGAAAGCATCTGACAAGCGACCAACTATCTCGGTCTCGGACATGTTGACGAAGGGGCCGGTAGAACCCGCAGTGGTTGAGGCCAGCATTGCTTGCCCCGGTGGAGAAATGGCGAACAGGTAGTTCTGCTGGTACTCGCTCAAATCAATCAAGACCCACCTCCTAGACCTTCTCTGTCTTTATCGGCAAGTTGGTCGGCGTTTCCATTCTACCAAAAATCTGTTACCCTTCGACCGGTTGCAGAAGCTACAGGCCGGCAAAAGATTCCCTATTGAATGTCTTCCACCCCTGGAGATTGGAACAACGTGGTCCCACTCCAACGCCTGAGAACCCTTAGTCGCCAAGTCGAGCTTTTTCCCACAATAGGCACAGCACCAATCAAAACGAACCAACAAACGGTGGAGGTCTTTAAGTGTAACCGTGGCTCGGGCCTCTCTGGTCTGAAAAGCACGCATAAAGCCCAGATCTGGAAGGTCTCCGAGAGCACCCGCCTGGTTCGCATCGCCATTCCAGCGTCAACGGCGAGACGTCCCGCCAGCAGTGGTCGGTGCGTCAACGTAACGATGGTCGTTACCTTGGCGCGTCAATCGCTGGGCAACCAGAGACAACCGTGTGTAGTATTCAGTAGGCCAACGTAACGATGGTCGTTACCTTGGGCGAGGAGGCACTCGATGCCCGGTCACCACACGACGGCAGAGGCACTCGACACGTTGCTCGCGCACGGCCGGCTGGCCGTGAGCACCGAAGAGGTCGCCCAGCTGCTGCAGGTGCCGCCTGAGCATGTCCGGGTACGGATGCAGCCGTTGGCGCGAAGCGGCCGGGTATTCTCTCCTGCGCGCGGGCTGTGGGTGGCCGTCCCGCCTGAGTACAGGACATGGCGTGTCATCCCCGGGGCCCAGTTCATCGAACCGATGATGACCCACCTCGGGCGCGATTACTACCTCGGACGATGTACTCAGATCCATGGGGTGACCGACCGGACTCGAACCGGCTATCTCCGCCTCCACGGGGCAGCGTGTATCCCCATTCACTTCGGTCACAGCTTCCTCCCGAGGCTTCGAACCTCGACTCTCACGCTCCAGAGGCGCACGTGTTACCGGTTACACCAGGAGGAAAAGACTTCAGTTATCTACGCACGCCCACAACCACCAGAGCGACGAGCACGATTACGGCCACGACCCAGAGAGCGGGGACGGCGAACCCACCGCCTGCGAAAGCAAAGAGCAGGATAATCAGCAAAATAAGGAGTAACATTTCATCACCACCTAAACCAAGGACCTTTCTAAGTATCTGGTGCTCGTCTCTCCGAGCTGTCAAGCCTACTTGCGGGGGCTTTCCCGAGACAGGGACCACCTCCCTTCTACTTCAGAAGGACCTTACCTGGTCCGGCGACGACGAAGCTGACCACACTCTTTTTTGTGCTCGGAGTTCTTACAAACCTCCTCAACCCACCGAGATCCACCAGTGTCAACCCAGGAATCCACACGCTCCCAACTGTGGAAAGCGTGTTCCTTAGGAATGAACGTTTTCATTCGTGCTGTCCAGGGGCGGAAACCAACAGTCCGGCTGGGGTCCACACAGCGGTGGACGGATCAGCCCCATCAGCGTAGACGTTCACACCGGCCGGCGGGATGTCGGTCTCGTGGAGTCCCGTGGCCGTATGCCACGCCCCGAGCGCCCGGTGGGCGGCGTCGACAGCCTCGGATTCGGGGGCAGTGAACTGCGTTTGCGGAGCGCCCTCAGGGGCGAGCTGGACAGGTGCAAGGACCTGTGGTGTGGTGGCTATGATGGTCATATGGCTCCTATCTGTTTATAGTGGCTCGGGCGGGATTATGACTCTGACGGGGACAACCGGACTCCTCTACCGTGCTAATGTCTTATCGGCATCACTGCCGATACTTCTCTGCTGTCTCTCGGACGACCTTCTCCAGCAACAGGTTGCGGTCAATACGGAACTGGTCTGGTGCGATCATGTGCCCGAGTACACCAAGCAGAGCGTCCAGAATGATTTCGATAGCCGGGCCTCGGTTGTCTGCCTTGACGATATCACAAGACTGACCCCAGTTCGCCGATCCAGTTGTTTGCAGCCAGCCATCAACGGCCTCGGACAGAACGGCTCGATCGAGATTCAAGATCCTCTTCACACACCTTTCATCACCTGCCAGCACCGTCGACCCCTTTCTAAGGTTGAACGTTGTTCAAAACGATGTGACGCAACTGACGCCAGCCGGCGAAGTTCCCCATCGGGGGTCCGTCTACCAACGGCGTGGCTATGTGTTCAAGTGGGCTGGCATGGGGAGGTACAGACTTCGCCAGGCGGTCATACAGCTTCAGATCTGAGTCTAAGTCCCTCTTGCCTTCCTGGTTCAACGTGGAGACCCGTGCACATCGAGCCACCGAGGACATCTTGGCCATTTCCAACTCGCCGAGCTCTGGTCCATCTTCCTTATCTGACAGGTTGAATTCGTCCTCATCCACATACGGCAGATGCCACTCGCCTGGTTGGACTAGAACAGGAGAAGAACTCTCGATGGCGTCGAACATTGCGTCAGCTGCAGCCCGCATCTCGGGCTGGGCAAAAGGGGAGAACCTTGTCGCTCGCTGGTCGAAAAAGTTCTGCCACTCAGTGCTGCTACACACAATTACTTGCCACATCCATGGTTCCAGGAGACGGTTGGTGATCGACTTGTGCACTCCCAGCTCTTGCAGTTGTCTGACGGACTCAACAGCGTGGTCTCGGGCAATGAGCCACTCCCTGATGGCGTAGTCTCGATTAGTAGACAACTCGGCGCCTCCCTGCATCCCTGGTTGTTCTAGCGGCCAGGAGATGGGGATGGCAGGGTCATTGAGTACCCGGTCAATCTGTTTCTTGACAGGGATGGCCCGGCTCGACGCCGAGTTGCGGGAGAAGGCCCGATGGGTATTGAACTCTGAAAGGACAAACCTGTGTATGGTGACCTGAAGGGTGATCAGCCGGCTCTCGTTGGGTGAGATGGAATCGGCAATGATCTTGGCACTTGCAACGGTCACGTCAGCTCCTTAGCTCTTAACATGGAGAGGCGGGGGTACCAGGCACCATGGCCCTCGACCCCCGCATGTGAGACTCGTCAGTCCGTACCACTCCATTCGACCCTCCGGTTAGCCAGGATCCACGCGCTGTCGTACGCACCCTGCGCGCTCCGGTACCGAGTCTCTGACTCTCGCTCGACAGGTAAAGAGCCATTGCAATGAAGGTATCACACCCACGAGGGAATATCAAGTCACTCAGGGAAGAGCGACACCAGCCTTGTGAGCCACGTCTTCTCCAACCTGCACCTTGCTGAATGTTCCCTTCCCCGAAACAACGTCCAGCCGGGCGTCAATCACAGCAACCTGACTAAACTTGGCGTCGATGGACTGGGCAACTTCCTTCAAACGTTCCAGGGTAGCCGTGTTGGTAATGGCCTGGACCTTGGTAGTGAACGTCGGAAGCTGGCTATGGAACAACGCTTTCATGGCCGTCTCCGACAGAGCATTGGGCATGGCCTGCAGGACGGCCGTGTCCGGCTCGCTGTCGATTAGCTTAACCGGCTGGAGACGTCCGTTGAGGTAGGGATCAAGATCCGCAGAAACACATCCCTGCTGATGAAGCCGGCGTTCCAACGGGGTAACCGAGAAGATTTTCTTGGCCGTCACCCTCTGGCTTGAAACGTTGCCGAAGGCATCCAGGCGCTTCACGTAGGTATCGCCCAAAACGGTACTCTGCCACTGCTCGACGTCTGTCGCTATCTCGGGGGGCAGATTGAAATTCTTAACGGATGGCATTAGATCTCCTATGGTTGCTTGTAGTCAAAGTATCGGAGACCCAGGAGAGGCATCGTAATAGTTCGATGCTGACGTTACTTTTGGTCAGGTACCCGGGGGTCGGACCCGGCGCTTCTGGTTTCCAAAACCAGCGTCACACCCCGCGACTTGTACCTGAGGCACAAGCGGCGCCCTGCAACCAGCTCAGCCAGCGCCGCTGCCACCAGGCGGTCGGGGGGTTGGTTGCAGGTTGTCCATGTTGATAGTGTCGGTCGTGATGGTATCATGTCTGAGCAGACATTGACGCGCTCCCCGCCCTGAAGGACGGGGATTCAGCCCGTGCCGCGTCACGCGGCACCTCTGAGGCTTCCTGTTTCGCTGGCATCTGCCACCGCAAGCAGTGGTCTTACGTCGCCTCCGCAGGCGTTTAGTCTCTCCCTGCGTCCCAGGGCGAGGATGTTCCGGGCCGCGTTCACGTCCCGGTCATGCGTGACGCCGCAGGCCGCGCAGGTCCATTCCCGGACGCTGGTGTTCTCGACGCCACGTCTGATTGAAGTCCAACCTCGCCTGATAGACCGCCTCCTGGCATGCCTCCGAACAGGTCTTACGACCTCGACCCATCCCCGGTGGCTTAGGCTTGCCGCACGAAATACAATTCTGGCCCGACTTCTGGTATGGCATATGCTCCAGAGTACACCATCCAGAGCGAGTGTCAAGTCAGTAGGCAACAAGAAGAGGACCCCCGTACCTATTGGGGGCCCTCTTCTTTACTACTGGACAGCTTGGTGAGTCTAGCTCACTCAGCGATAACCGTGTACGGCGCTATCGAGCTGTCGACGATACGAGCGGAACGCAGGGGACGATGGACTACGAAGCCGGCGTCACGCCGAGCCAGATAATGCCACTCCCAAGCAGCATTTTCTATCCATTCCTTCGACAAAAGTCCCCCAAAAAACGCAAATTTACTTGCGTCCCGGCCGATGACCCAGAGCTCGTTGGCTGGGAAGTACGGCACCCCAGTGTCATCGAGGTAGTTCTTCAGCGAGATGATTTGGGCACCACGATAGACCCCGAGAACGCCCCGACGGAGCAGGGCTTCATTGGTCTCCGGGAAGAACCCGGCACCGCCCTGAGTGCCAATGCCCAACAGGGCATTCACAATCTGGTCGGTCATCGTGCTACGACCTACTATCGCAACTTCCCAGTCACGAGACACGTCACGGACGGCCGTCAACGCAGTGTTGACGAGTCCAAGACCTGAAGTAGACAGGTCATCGACGAGGTGGTAGTTAGGTGCACCCGAGGGAACTGCAGCCTGCAGACCGGTGAAGAACCAGCTGTTGACTGTGGCGTCCAAACGCTGGACACCCAGTTCCACGAGCGTCGCCTGAGTTTCGGCGAAGTTCGTGCGCAGCTTGTCTTCCTCTTCGTAAACGTGGAACCCTACGGTCTCACGAGTAATCTCGAACACCTCGGAGTGAACCGAGCTGGACTCGATATAGCCACCACGGGCTACGAAGAAGGCCCGAAGACCTCTGACTTCCTTCACGAACACACGCTCGTCGAAGTCGGCATTCTCGACCTGGGTCATGTAGCCGAGCAGATTCTCATGCTCGAAGCCCAAGTAAATGGTTTCGGTCAGCTCCTGAGCCATCTCCCGACGCCAGGACGGATCGTCCCAGTTGTCACGAGCGATCTCATTAAGCTGTTTCTTCTGGATTTCCCAGACACGCCTATCTTCAAGAGAGCGGCCCTTGTTGTCCATAAGTACTTTGGTCATTTTTAGCCCCCCCCTTTCAGAAGAGCAGCCGAGCTTCGACTTCGGCCCTTGCAGAATCTACGTGAGTAATGACAGCCCATGCGCCTGCGGCAGTACCGGTTGATTCCCAGTAGCCATCGGCATCGTCGCCAGCACCCGGGACCAGATAGTCCCCGGCAGTGACATCCGGTGTAGCACCGAGACCGTTCACCATGGTCCGACCAGCGTAGTTACGCTGACCCAAGAAGGAGAAAGCCAAGGTGTTACGCAGAACGATCTTCGTTGCCGGATCGCCGGCTATAACGAGGCAGTAAACGTTCGGCGGGACTATTCCGAGATCGGAATAGGTAGTCATGTACGGATCGGTCAGGGCGAAAGCCGCAGGACCGTATTCGAACATGAGCAACCCGAAGACGCCCACAGAAGTTGTGGTCTCACCTGCCGTAGCAAGCTTGACATACTGAGCACCCTGAGCGTCCTGACCAGCGGTAAGATCCGCTACGACAGGAACGCCTATGGGGAGCAGCCCGACGGCGCCAGTGGGAGACCCACCAGCACCTGAACCACCACCACTACCAGAACCAGAAAGTGCAGTTGCGGGGCTAATGAAACGGCCCGCCCTGGCCTCTGGCTTCGGAGGGATGCGGAATTCGAAGTTACGTCCGTAAGATGCCATCTACCCTCCTCAGATAGACCGGGGATCGAAGCCCTGCTGCATGCCCGACATGACGTCGTGCATAAGGGCCCGATGCTTGGTGGTTGTGTTGGTACGGGTCTGTCCCGTCTCACGAGCCGCTGTCAGAGAACCAAGAGCGGTCGTCTTGGGGATCGAGGCGCCGAGACGATCGGCCGATCCTGAAATAGGGGCGATTGCAGCCCACTCGGCTTTGCGCTCTTCCCAAACCTCGTCAGTCAGAGCGGTCCAGCGGTCAGCATTCGCTGCGACGTAGTCCTCAGGGAAAGAAGCGATTTCGATGGCGTCCTTTGTACGAGCTGCTTTCTTAGCATCCCATCCCTTGGCGTCCTCGTCTTCCTTCTCCTTGGCTTCCTTGTCCGCCTTGAAGTTAGCAAACTCATCAATTGCAGCTTGCTTACCCAAGACAGTGAGATCGAGTTCAGCCTGAAGTTCGTCAATGCGAACTTCGAGTTCTGCCCTCACGGCTCCTACCGCATCATCAATAGCAGCGGTACTTTCAGCCGATTGGAAACGGGCCAGCTCCTGTAGGAGGGGCGTGGTCGCCACATCCAGAGCTGCCTGCATCTCTTCGGCGGTGTAAGTTTTACCGTCCGGCACTTTCCCTCCTTCGGGCTCTACGGAACAGACAACGCAAGTCTTAGCGTCATGTACAGCGTCATCAGGCATATTCGCCATCAGCACGTCATGGATCGCCTTTGCATTGTTCACTAACTTATCCTTCGGCATCGGTCAATCCCCTTACTTAGAATCGATACTAGCGAGAGCGGCAATACGTGCCAAAACACTCTTACCGGCCTTCAGTGCACGTGCTTGACGAGCAAGATGAGACTTAAGAGCACCCCGTTTACCTTCAGGTTCACGACCGTAAGCCTGTATTGCATTATCAAGATCTTCCAGATCTTTAATGGGGTATCCCCCACCTGGCATGGCCTTGCCATCCTTGGCCAAAGCCTGTCGCTCTTCGTCTGTAAACTTGCGAGCTATTTCCAGCGAAGCTGCCATAGCCATGGAAAGCTGCCAGTCTGGGGGCACAAGATGACTCACACCCAAAACGTTGGCACGCTTGGCGATGTGGTTCTTGACTTCCTGAAAATGTACGTGCCCCGCCCTAGCGGGCAGAGTCGTCTCGGCTGTCTGAACCTTGCCTACAGCGGCAGCAACATCACCCGGCTGAGCAAGGGAGAATGACCCATCAGGCAGCTGGGGAGAATCCCAAGGACCCACCGTAGTGGGATCCGAAGCGCTCGCCATGCTAGAACGTGGCGTAGGGTTGGAATGAGCGAGACCCTTGGGGTCACCTGGCTCCAACGAGACACTGCTCTTAGCGGGAACGGCCGCGGCGGTACTCTTCCCGAGAGCCTTTGATCTCGGTAGAGGCTTACCCTTGGACCAGCCTTTTGCCGTGTCACCGGAAATGTCAGGCTTACCCTTGTTGCCGGTTCCGCTTGTCTTCACACCCTGCCATGCTGTAGCTGTATCGACACCAAAATCGACGGCAGCCTTAGAGATGGCAGCAGCTCGCTGAGCAATCGACGCCTTGGCCGGATGGGCGTCAGGCATTTCCTGCGATACCTTGTTCTCCGTGTATGTCAGAGGACCCCTCACCTGGAAACCACCGTCAGCAGGGATCTCTTCCGTCAGTCCACCCCCGGCAGTACCCCCACCGGGTTCGTCACCGTCATGGCTGGTGTCGGCATTGGCCGGATGGTTGTTGGGCATTTCCTCGGAGTTGGTGTTCTTCGTGTAGTGCAGAGGGGGCTTCACCTGCCAGCCACCGTCAGCGGGAATTTCCGTAATGAGGGCAGCCTGAACCATGTCCATGGCTTTTTCCCACTCTGGCTTAGTCAAGGGCATGTCATCCTCCTGCGTGAAGTAAAATCGTTACGATATTTTCGATCTCAGTCGTTTCGAGCTGCGGCGACTCTGCCGCTACTTCCTTATATAACCTATCGGTCAGTTGAAGGTCCTGTTCAAGCAACTGAGTCACTTCCTTGATGTTGGCGTTAACCCAACCAGGACGAACTGGCGGAACAATCAAGGCGCCACCAGTGAAACGAGGCTTGTGAAGTGTCTTTTGCGAACGTGGTCTCTGCAAGTGAGCACAGTAGGTCAAGCTGCCAGGACCATCATAGGTAAAGGACTTCCCACAGCTCTCCGCCATACATGTCAAGCTCTCAGGTACAGCTTCCATGGAGAACCATAGACGTCCGTCTCTGTGGGCCATCTCGATGGAAGGCCAGAGCCCCTCGTCGTAGTAACTCCAGAACGCAGCTAGCACCTCAATAATGGGCGGCTCTTCTACGCCGGCAGCCTCTGCCGAGGGTTCCCCCATGGGCCACACAAACTCAGCCGCAGTGAAACAACCGATGCGGCGGTTAGGGATGTGGAGGTAGTTAAGCGGGCGATTGGGGATATCTTGAACAGCGTCCCGCAGATCAGCAAGCGGAAAAATATGACCATTGCTGTTTGGTCGAGATGCCGTTTCTGTGGATGCTTGGACGTAATTCCCGATCAACCATTTGACGTCGGGTGCCCGCCGTACAAACGGCTCAGCCCACGCGAGTTCTCGGCCCTCTTCCACAACCCGGGCCTGAGAGGCGACAACGATGCCGCGTTTACCTTCAAGGACGATATTGGTCATCAATAATGTGTTCGACCAACCAGACTACCTAACTTGCTAAAAACCAGAGTGACGCCTCGTGGGGCCCCGAGAGTGAACTCGGCTAACAGGAGCAACGGCACGGGGCAGGTATGAACCTCGTTGGGAGATACTTGGCAAGCCTCGGGTTCCTAAGCGGGCAGGTGACTACCAGGCCACGGATGGCCTTGGTCAGCGCCCACGGGGTAGACGGTACAAGACGGGGCCTGAGCAGGTTCCGCAGAGGACCGGTGGCTTCTAGTAGGGACGGTTGCGCTCAAGGTGACCCGTTGCGGGATTGACAGCCCAACCGTGTTCCCGGACGGCGGTTGTGATTAGCCGGAGGTCGAGAGCGGACAAATCCCAGCCGGAGGCAATACCACGTCGGAGGAGTTCGAGGTAGAGATGACTGGGAGTATCAGCACGGTGGGTTTGTAGGAGGGTCGCGATGACGGAATCGACTTCAGTGGACGCGGGGATGTGCACAGCTGAGGGGTCAGCCGGTTGGGCTGGTCGCATAGAGAGAATGAGGTCCGTAGTGACCACATTTTCGAAGCCCGAGGCCAAACCTTTGACGGAGCGTTGGCCCTTGTTAAGGATGACGATGGAGTCGGGGTCAATTGTGAGGCCAGCGGCGCTGACGGCACGTTGCACCAGATGCCACACGTGCCCCGACGAGTTACCAAAGACCATAGTTATGTAGCCACCAGGGCGAAGGACGCGTCGGCACTCGTTCAGCGCAGCCGTCAGTAAGCGCTCGTATCGGTCGCCGTCCCGTTTCTTTCGATTGCCACGGTCGATGACCGCTTCGAGTGTGTGGTCGGTAAAGCGGCCCAGCCAGGCCTCCTGGAACAGTGCCATGTCGGCGTAGAAGAGGTTGGAGCCAAAGGGAGGGTCGGTAAATACGTAGTCGACGCTGTTATCAGGGAGAGGAAGACGATCGGCGCTAGCAAGACTGTATGTGACATCAGGGGCTAAGGTCGGCGTGCCGGTCTCCGTGAGGTGGCGATCAAGAAGCCACTGGTCAGAGCTGATAGCGGCATCAACTTTGCGAAGGAATAGATCGAACACGTTCCACTCGTAGAAGACAGGAGCGACGTAATAGTTCGCGTTGGCTGCATTGAGGGGACGCTTGTGTGACCACTGGTATCGTTTCGATGCGCGTGTGAGGATGGAAGTGAAGACGAAGGTCAGCTTGTTACGGAGCGGCTCGTCATCGATGGCGCCGATTACGTGGCGGAGGGCGGTTAGGACAGCGATATTTCGAGGACTGTAAAAAGAAGCGACGGTGGTGAGGCCATGCTTGCCCAAGGCTGAGGCCTGGTACATCTGACGATCGGCAGGGATGTCTACGGAGGGGGGGCTGATATCCAGTGCCGGGGCTTCGGGGCAATTCAGGTCGGGGGGTTGGTCGATCTGAACAGATGAGCAGGGACAAGTGATCGAGTCGAGAACGGGTTCCTCCGCGACTCGGGGCGCTTTTGTGCTGAGATTCGAGTGGCAAGTCGAACAGAGAGTACGGGACTTGTCCCAGGCAGCGGCTTGGAGGGCGCGGTAGTAGTTGACGGGCGTTTCACATTGAGGGCAGCGCAGTACCACGCTCCAAGTGGTCTTGGTGAGTGTGGCGGCCTGAGAGGCGCAACGGGAGCAGCTTATTGAATAGAGGTCCCCGACAAGCTGGGTGGCTTCGTGGACGGCTCTGGAAGCAGCCTTGGTGAGGTTGTCGGGATCGACGACATTGAGGTAGTTGCGGCCGATGTGCTGACCGAGGACACTGATATCGAACAGACGTGCGGAGCGTCCAAGGATCGCGGCGGCGACGCCGGTCATGCCAGAGCCGGCGAAGGGGTCCACAACGGTTGCGCCAGGTTCGGTGAAGCGCGTGATGAACGGCTCGATCGCAGCAAGGGGGACTTTGGTGAGATAGGCATGAGCCATGTAGACGGGATCGGTGCGTTTCACGAAGATGTCTTGGTCCATGGGCAACATGTTACTCATAGTCATCTGCCCATTCGACGTTGTCTCGTAAAAGTTCCTCTACGCAGGGCATACCATTTAGATTAGCGTAATTGGAGGCTCTGTGTCAATACGGTTGCGATTGGTCAACCAGTAACCAATCCGGGCCCCGACCACAGACGCCGACCATAAAGCCAGCATGATCAAAAGAGTCTCTGGACTAAAGCCGTAACGCAAAATGGACGCCCCACCAATACCAACCGAGAGAGCACCTCCAACATCGGCGAAACCATCCGCCATGCCTGCCAACCAGGGATGACGCTGCTCAAGCAACTCTATCTTCGCCGTGCTGAAGACGTCCTGAAACGCCATCGCCCCGAAGACAACCAGTGGTAGGACAAAGATCATCAGTCGTCGTTAGCTGGTTCAGAATCCTCCAGCTCGGCCGATTCAGAATCCTCAAGCTCGGACGTTTGACCATGTTTCTCCAGCCTAGGGCGAGACCTTATCCCCTTTACGGCGGACGAGCCGGGAGGAGTAGAGGTCCCACCGTGGGCATCTTTGGGCGTCCCGCTGATCGGCGCTTGACCAGCACCACGGGCTTTGCCCCCGTTGCCTCCATGGTCATGATTGCCTCCTTGACTCCTACCAGCGACTTTAGGATCACTTGGAGACCCAGGCGCCGGACCTCCAGGCTTGGGAGCTGTGCTGTTAGCAGGAGCTAGCGTAGCTACCGGAGGCTGGAAGAACTTGTCGTACTTGGCAATCTCCATCTGGCGAAGTTTAGCCTCGTCAGCTTCATCGTAATCCACTTCCGCCAGGGTCGACTTACGAGACAAATCGCCACGGTCACGCAGGTCAAGCAGGTATGTGGCCAGCGACGGGTCAAAGTCCAGAGCAATTCTCTTGGGGTGAAAAGCCATCCTTGGCAGCGCCGTCAAAGAATCATTCAACTCGTAGATTGGCGTGAACACGTTGTCCATAAGCGACATACGTTGCATGTCCCGACGAGACTCCAATCCACGAGCAACCACCCGGGCAAGCTTCAAGCTATCGTCTCTGCCGGCGTGGGTCGTCATGAACATCCCATAGAGAGAACCCTGGATGGCCAGGTTCAGCACTCCGTAGCGACCCTCGTCAATGATATGCTCAGTCTTAGGAGTGATAATTTCTACGTGCAGCCGGTGATCACCGATCAACACAGGAGAACCTCCCATGGTGGAAGCCTGAGTTTGCAAGAAATCGATCTCGTACTGGTCCGCCGGATGCTTGTCGGTACCCTTGGTGATCAAGATAATAAACTGCGCCACCCCAATAAGGGCTGCTCTGTCAGCGGCCTTGAGCTGCCGTTTCAGGTCAAGCAGCTCAAAGATGCGACGCATCGGAACAGGAGCGAACCGAGAATAAGCCGGCCGGGTCAGTGTGTGGCGCCAAACGTACTTCGGATTCAAAACGTACAGACGGTTGGGGTCAACGCTGTAGCCACCTCCACCAATGTTGACCAGCTCTTTACGGTCACGATAGTCAGGTTCGTACTTGGCCACGATCAGACGCTGAATGATGGGGTCAGCGCCAGAAGCATTATCACCCAGCAACCAGGAGTCGATGACGTCCTTCTCTGTCGGATCCGCAATATACACTAGAGTTTCCTGATTAAACAAGAAGTTCCCAGTCGCAATCACCTTGAATGGGTCCAGAACAGTAAGTCCCAGTGGAACCGTCAGGTTGTTGAAAGGTTTCTTGCGCTTGACACCAGTCCCGGTATTCTTGCCCTGCACCTTGAAAGACTGCGTCCCATACCAAGAAGCAATATAAGCCTGACCCGTTATAGCCAGCTCATGCCAGATCTCACGCATACGAGAAGAAAGGTCGATCTTGTCGGTGATTTGTTCCCAGATGTTCTCTTCGTCCTCATCGTCACATTCGATCTTGATATTACCGAAAGCCAGTGCCTCGGAGGACGACAGATATGCGCCCACCACATCATCGTCAGCAGCGTTGTACGCCGCCGCCACCTGTTCAAAGAACGAGTCCTCTACGACAAACAGATCTCGTTCGTACAAGTTGCCCTGCCGACCCCTACCACCCCGTCCACCTTGCACGTTGTGCGTCCACGTCACCATGGCGTCCATCAGGGGTTTAACCGATGGATCTTCAAACTGTCCGCCCAACACTTGGCGAGTAGGGATACCAGACCGGTTGATAACTGCCGCCCCCATCCGTCCATCAGAAGACTGCCAAATCTCCACGTCTTCGGAGTTAGAACTGGCTGTCAGCTGGGCGTCCTTCTTGATCCTGGGCGCTCTGCGAGTCCGAGGACGAGTGGGAATGGCCCGGCCAAGCTTGCTGGAAGCCGTCATCGGAGGTACGGGACCAACCGGACGAATGGTAACTGGGTCATTGATGAGAGCCTGGTTCTTTGCCATCAGTATGCCTCGCCTCTTAGTTGGTCCGCCTCTATTTTCATCAAAGTCACACGCCGGCTGCTAACTTCGAACTGAAAACGCAACTCGTCACGAGTTGTAAGCAACCCATCAATACGCCACTTCGTCGCCTGACGGCCGTCTGACCTGAGGGTTTCCATGATCATCTCGTGCACACGGGCGGATATGGCAGATATCCACTGCATGGCCTCATCGGACGGCATTGTATTCAGGTCTTTCAATTCTGTGGCATATCCCATAATCTCGTCCTTCATTGCATCCAGCCAATCGCGGGATGGTTGAGGATCAAGACCGGAAAGAGCAGCAAAAAGAGGTTCGTCGGGGGTCACAAGAGTTCTATCGGCTTGCGACGGGTTGTTACTTGGTCACCAACCTGCACCCTGACGGGAACTCATAGAAGGCATCACTCGGAAAACGTCCAAGACGGGCTTACGTGGCGCCTCACGGGTAGCCAACAGCTCTTCAATCTGGCGCTGCTTGTGAGCCAGGGCAGCCATCCGGGCTGCATCCAGACAGTGGAAGTCACCCTGACTAAACAGCCGGCGCCGGCCATAGGCGTCAGTAGTGACCTTTGAGTAGTGGAAGGTCTGCCCGTTGAACTGCCCTATGAGCTCTCGGTCCCACGGCAACCACATACGTTCGTTGTCGACTAGGTCTCGCAGGGCATCCGTAGACACCTCGATGACCTTCCGGAAGATACCAGCCTCGTCGGCTTTTTCGTCTATGGTCAACCCTGGCGCAAGTTCTTGAGCGGGGTCTATCTCCACCAGCACGTTTTCGGAGAAATTATAGCCCTTCATGATGCTGAGGGCATAACGAGCCTGTGCCGACCGGGTCTGGTTGACTTTGTTCTCCAGCTCCCGGGTAACATCCTGGTACAACGGCAACCCGTTGCCCGTCTTGTCCATGGCAAAGGCCACGGGTTTGTAGAAGTCGATGAGGTAGAGCATGACCTCCATCTGGTCTGGCGACGGAATACGAACGAGAGAGATCCTTGTCAACAACTTGAACCGGCGCTTCCCCGCCTCATCACCATCCGAGTGCTTGGGAACAGCCTTGTGATCCTCCCGACACTTCCTCAGCTCAGCAACACTCGGCAGGTAGTCGGTAAAGACCAAAATCTCGGAAGGGTCGTTGACATAGCCGACGTCCATACCGATGTAAATGTTCCCGTAAACCTGGTGAGATACCGGCAGCTGAATAAAGTCGAGGATGGAGACACCCTCTCGTTGCATGTCAGCATCGCGTATCGTAATGTGAGCGTATTCGTCCTGGTTATAGGGACTATCCGGGACGTCGTCGGTGCACTTGACAAGTCGACGAAGAACAAAGATAATGTTCTCTGCGGGCCCCGGTAGCCCCAAGACGTTACGTCCATAGTCAGGATCATCCCGAGATCCGTACTTGTCAATCTTTCCCTGACGTTCCATGTCCGTCCAGTCAGGTCGGCACTGCGCAACAAGTCGGTGAATCGTCCAGTCAGCATCACTCTTCTTGGGCGTCTCACGTAGAGGAGGTGTATCAACGGCCTGCTTGGATATGTCGTAGAACCACCCACCCACACCACTGGACACGCCATGCGTACGCCAGATGGTCCCCTCACCGGTACACGTTTCAATCAGTTCTCGATAGCCTCTGTCGGGGTAGTCCTGCGCTTCGTCCAGCTCCAGCCACTTGACGTGCAGCCCTTTTACGCCGTGACCATCCCTCTGGGGCAGCCGGCCGAGAATACGAGTGTTGAGCACCGTCGAGAGCATGAAGGGATGGTGACTGATCGAACGGGTTCCACCACCAGTAGCCGAGAAACGCCCCTTGGGCAGCATCTCTCTTGTCAGCCGACAAGAAAGAAGCCTGTCTTCAATGGCTTGCAGGATTGGTTCGAGGTGGTTCAGCTCAGGAGCGGTTATGCCCATGTCAGCGCCGAAATTAATCAGCACGTGTGCCACAGCGCGAAGCTGGATACCGAGAGACTTGCCCACGGTACGACTGCTCAATTCAACCTGTTGAGGATCCATGGACCGGAACCAACCCCACTGATACGGTCGGACCCGGAAGCAGTTGTCCGGTTTTTGACGATCTACGAAGAGGAATTCGGACTGATCGACACCACTTTGGTCCTGGAGAATCGAAAAAAGGTAACGCTCATCGTCGGTGAGTGTTTCAAGGACGCTCATTTCAACTCCAACAATTCGGCCAGTCCCCGCAAGAGGGGTGTGTAGTTGTCTACCAGGGCCTCAATGCTCGGGTCATCCGGAGGATGATCGGAGATAAAAACGGTCTCGACGTCGAATACACCCTGACCCCGAAGCCGTATTTGGTCCAACTTCTTTTTCGCTAGGGATTTTCTTGCTATATCCCTAAGGCGCATGGAGGCAGCGTCACTCATCGCTCCCCCGTCACCCTCTGGAAATATTTTATGGACATTTCGGGGGACTTGACCATCCGGTCCGCCACTATGGCTATGATGATACCGATACGGTAATCTAGGAACCACCCGGGCTTCTTACCGAAAGCCTTGGCAATCATCTCCATCTGTCTGAGCGACGGCTGCCGGTCACCACGCATCAGCCTAAATACCTGCATGTGGCTTAGCCCGATTTTGGATTCCAACGCCCGCGTGGATAACGTATGCCAACTGCGGGCCTCCTTGGGATTCTCGCTAGCAACATACTCGCCAGTAGCTAAAGAACGGAAGGCTTCGGTGAAGGGCAGCTCAGAGTAGTCCTGACCAAAGAGTTGTTGCATCCGAGGAAACCCCTGTTCCATTAGAACATGGGGACGAGGACCATCTGTGTGATGGTCTGAAGCGTCAACTTTGAGGACGTCCTGGATGAGCTGTCCCATCATGTCGATGTCGTCGAATGCAGAGATCCAGTCCACATCGACGATACTTGGGAAAGTGGCTCTAATCAGGGCCGCACGTCGCTCCCAGGGGAGCCGCTTAACTCCCCTGTTCATTTCAACGATTTCAGATATGTCTGTCTTCTTGACCCTATCATGCCCTCCAACAAAGGTCTTGGTGGTCTCACTCAAGATTTCTCCCGGTCCTCTGTCGTCGAACGCACACCGGCGACCCAGGGGAGCGGGTATAGCAGGTCTATCACCTTCTGTTCGGCATCGGCAGCACTGGCAACACCAGTTACTCTCACCCATACGTTCACGCGGTAGGCGGGAACACCGCTCGGCATCGGCCTGACGGTCTTCGCCGGCTCGTCACTTTTCTTAAAAGCCATCACACACCACCCGTTTGGATCCAGGCGCGCTGGTTCACGTTTCTGAAATGCTCATCCACTGCCTGGAACTGCGGGATAAAGAACTCTCCGATCCACTGGAGAACGTCCTCAGGAGTAGCGTGGTTCGTCTGACGCTCCTGTTCATCGCAACGCAACCACAACTCGTACATGGCGACGAGATCTTGAGCCAGTTCCACGGCTTTTGCACACTGCATGTCGCGCATTATGCCAAACTCCCGGGCCCTCATACGCAGTCCTTCCAGGTAGGACGCTACGTCTGTCGCTGCATCCGCATCCCGTGTTTTCTTGTTGACCCCCACCGATTCCTTCAGCTGACGCAACTCAGTTGACACGTTGGCCAATTCCCGCCGAAGAGAACCAGCGTTGAGCAGGGTGTTGTTATCGTAATCCTTTTCCAAACTAAGGTAAGTAGTCCACCTTGTGGTCAACGTCTCCAATTGGAGAATAAGGTCCAGACTGGCCAGATCAGACACGTTGGAGAAATGAAACGCGTCCGTATACGCCTTAACTCGTTCAGTAAGCCCCTCGGCTTCGCCTTGCGTTAGCACAAGATATACCGCACCGGAAGGCATCTTAACCGGGATCCCGTCTTCAACAACAGCATTTGCATTTGTGGACATAAATAACTCCCTTCACCTGCGATTATAGCACCTTTTCGGGAGCCACCTGGGCAGTTACAATACAAACTCCAGCAACCCGAACATAAGGGTTACCGTCTGCCATATGTTATCGACAGAATGAAGAAAAAAACTGTATCCACTATGTTTACACCTCGGAGGTTTTCGTGCAACCCAATGACATCTGGCAACATCACACCAATCGAGAAGAAAGACTCTTCAGAGACAATGACACTCACAAGTGGTATACTCTAAACGGCGAATGGATCAGAACGCCGATCACTTCATCGGAGGCAACGATATGGCTCAACCTAAACGGGTACCGAACAGGTTGACTCCACGATTGACGCTGGCGGACGTCAGGGGACGCATGAACCCGTTCACTCATCTTCGTGCATCAACCATCCCCAACAGGCGCAGGGAGGCGCAGAGGCGGCTGTGCCGGGAGCGCTACGTGTCCGAAGAGTGACCAACGCGGATGTGTATACACCCCAAACAAGGACAGTCCTCGGATAGCCAACAACGAAGACACTGGCGACCGTAGATCTTCTCGTGATCACCCTCTGTGTATATACCCTTCATGGTCTGGCGCCAGCGGTGCCCTCTCAGGCGACACCAAACTGTCCGGCACCACCATTTGAGCGGGAACCCACAAATAAAGGTCGCCCAGTGATAGGGGTACGGACCAGAGAGATTGTGACCAAGGATGTACTGTCCCAGTGAGGGTGGTTTGTCTGACCGAGGCGGGGCGTCTCCGGTGTTTCTCCTGGTCATAGAACCACTACAGGGTCAGAATACGGCAAGGTTTTCGAAGAACTGGATAATCATGGCCAAAAGGCTACGGTCTTTAACCATATTAGAGTCCCCACGAAGCTGATAAAAACCTAGCAAGGTGGCCGTGTTGAGTTTAATGCTATCCTCATGGTAACCAGCACCAGTTGTGTGACGACCGCCGTTCCACGTCCCGCCATCCACCTCAACAAGGAGCTTCTGATCCACCCAGGCAAAGTCGGACTTCCACTTACGACCTATATTCTTTGCGAATTGGAACTGACGAACGTAATCATGCGGGATGGCATCGCCACCCCGTAGCTGTTCGTCGAGCGTATCTTCAAGATCCGACTGATTGCCCATGCCTTATTGTCGGCGAGGGCACACCCATTACTCGTCATCGTTGCGATAACGGTACAGCTCTGTATAGACGCTTTACGGCGTCCCTAAGCCCAACAACGTATCCCAACTGCTCAGTTGATATGCAAGCCAAAACCAACTGCAGGTCATCGTACGGGATCGTTACAAGGTCATCCTTAGCCACGGGAACGCATCCTAAGTCGTGGCCAACAGAACGCAAGAAACCCATTGTCGTCCAGCAGCACAATCCCACCACCGTCATCAAAACACATCAGCTGACCTCGGGCAACGACCTCTGGGTCTTTTCGAAGAAGCACGGCGTCACCGAACTCCGTCCCCGCAACCCAGACATCCCCAAAGTCGAGGACAGCCTCTACCTGCTTACCCAACAGGGCAAGCTCCTGGTCATGGGACAACATCCTGATCCGCCTCCAGATCCGGCGCTTCCTCATCCAATTGACGAGTCTCCCAGCTTAGGAACACCGGGCTCTTTGCCTTGAGCAAGGTAGGACGGAAGCCGTTATCGGCGCGAATCACAATACCCTCGTCAACCAGCTTCTTGTCCGGGCCCAGAGGGAGTGCACCAGTGAAATCAAGGTCAGCGAAACGCTTGTCTAACCAACCAAGAGCACCCTGTGCGGATGGGGCAGCGTGGGCACCAGGAACGGTCAGGCTCCAATGCTCATTCTGGAAGTCCTGGTGAAAACCCCTCATCAGCTCCACGACAGGCGTCAGACCCCACTGAGCACAGGCAACCAGCACCTGCGGCCAGCTAAGGTCCGTAACGAGCCCCTGAGGGTTCACATGAGCAATCCGGTAGACCATCAGCCGGCATTCACCGTCAGGAATCTCATAGGTGTACTTCGGTTGGATAGGGCGGCCAGGACTGACGTAACCGACCAGTTCGCCGTAGAGAATATACTCAGAAGGCACGATGCCGTCGAGCTTTTTACCTTCTTGTGACCAGAGATCGCGGTCGTACCAGTCGATCTGGTTCGGGTTATTGGCATCCTTGACCTGTGTCCGACTGCCGTAAATGTTGGCAAATTCTGTATCCACAACGTTTACACCCAGCCGGCTCACAATGCGCTCCCGCAGGGTCAGCTTGCGTGCCACCCGGGAGTGGGAGATCCGGATAGAGGTACCGTGCACCTTCTGGGTCACGTACACTATTTCATTGGGACCAATCAAATGGGAGTTTCGAAAATAATTATCCGTATCGATGTGGGGCGGAAAAAATTGCGGGTTAACCCGCTTGAACTTCGGTGCCTTGATGGCACCCGAACCAGGAACCTTGACCTTCTTCACGTACTTCTTGCAAAGGTGGTGGCCTTCAAGGACGTCAAAGATGTCCCCCTCTTTGAGGGCTGAAAGGTCCGCTCCTGTGTACGCCAAACTGTCCAGAGACATGAAGAGACAGTCCGACCGGTTGCCGGCAAACTTCATCGCCTTGACTCGTCCGTTGTCCTCGAAGTAGCCCTTGGACTCGGGAGCCTTGTTCAGTTCGCCGTGTCTATAAAGATTGTTTTCCCGTAAGTACTCGGGATCAAGCTGGGTCTCGGGAGGAAAGACGATGCCAATGTCACCCACCTTGGCCCCCTTGCTCACGATGGCCTGTAGACACCCCAGCAGAGGGGTGCCCACAATCAGGTCACGCTTGGGAAGGTCAACGACCGCCTTCAAGCGTACAACGACAGCGGCGTAATTATCGTTTTCTGGCTTATTCAAGACAAGCTTGAACATCAGGCGTCCAGAATAAACTGCGTCTTGTCATTGTCAGCCCAACGAACAGTAATGGCACAGACGGGCTCCGTACAACTGTCCTCTAACGCCCGAACGAGCTGCCGAAGCGCTATGGCCACGAACATGTCTCCTTCCGGTATCCATGCACTCCAACTATTATCGGTCTTTTCACGGCTTTGGATATCAAGCACTAGAACCCCTTTCCGGGTTATTTACTAAAAAAGCGTTATTTACCATCACGGTGAATTACCATCACGGTGAATATGGTACTCCTTCTCTCCAAAGAAGTCAAGTCAGTTGCAAAAGCTCGGACAACCCGCGCAACAAAGGTTCAGGGTCGGGGACGGGCACCCCACCGTCGTACGGAGCATATACCCCATTGTAGATCTCCTCGATACAAGGCGTGTGTATCAACCTAAAGCGCTGGGCAGGTGGCGACAGGGGAAAGTTGAGGACCACACCGGGAGCGTGTCCGTTGCCACAACACCACAGACAACCCTTCCGGTACTCCGCCTGGAGGGGTCCTTCGAACACTCCGAACTTGTCGAACCCTAACTCGAACCCTAACCCACCCCTCGACCCTGAACCGTCACGACCCAAAACCAACGCATGCACATCCCCCGATCCGATCTCAAAAGGAGGGCTCGACCACTCGCTCGTCTGAATCCAGGACGACCTAACCGGCGTACCGTCCCCTGGTATATCCCTGGAAACGTCATACAGACAATGCAGATGGATAGCGATCCCTGAATACCCCAAGACCTGCCGGTGGGCCGGCAGGGTGGGTTCTAAAAGGAGGGACGTCTGGTGATCCATTTCCTCACCACACAGGTAGCAAGAACCCGTCCTTGGCCAGGGCACCTCTATCTTCAGCAACTCCTTACGAGGAGTCTGCCTCACCGTGTTGTCCCACATGCTGCCAGTATACCCTAGGGCAGCACCAGCCCGCCGGCTGTCTGCCTGGGCCCGTTACCTGCCAGCACAGCAGCGTTGACCTGGTGTTCTGTCTCGATCAACAGGGCTTTCATCTCCTCCTCGAACGCCAGTTCGAATGCCTGTTGGCGTCCGGGATCCCCACCTACGCCCATGATGACCAACCCTTCGAGGGCGTTCATCACAACCTGAGTAGGAGACACATCCTCTACCGCGGAGCGACTCTCGCCTTCGTCCGGAGAGAGAGTCAATAGGGCTTTCACTCGACACGCCATCACACCCATGGACGTCGGACGAGCGTTCAACTTTAGGACACGCTCTAGCAGGGTCGCGTTGCTAGCATGAAGGTCTGCCAACTTTCGCTCGTTGGCCTTAGTGACCGGCATGGACTGGAGCCCAACCCATCCCTCGGGCACTGGCGGGCGCTCGCCCTCGGCTGGTATGTCTTCTCGTATATCTTCTACTTCTGGCATTTTTCTCCTAGGTTGAGGTAATCAAAAAAAGTGTAACCACTACGTTTACACGTCACCACGTGTCATGTTAGGCGGAATGAGACCCCCCCACCTCTCCACAGTAGGAGAAGCCAGGATTGACTGAATATGCGCCGGGTTGTGTCCAATGGGGTGGGACGTATAACGTATAAACTTTTCCACACGATCAGTGTCGGCTTCGGCGTACCCATAGTGGAGCAGCTCCAAGCCTCCAGTGTACATACTCAGGCTCTTACAAAAGCCTTCGGGTTCAGAACCACAACCCATGGGAACGTTGCGAATTTTCCCACCCGGGCGGTACTTGAACAGCCTCGTACACTTAATAGTACCCCACATCCCGTCCATCCGTACAAGAGGCCACCCGTCATGGTCATAACCCCAGACCTCGGGCCTGGGCAACAGAACAGCATCATGACCCTCAGCTCGATCTAACACCAGTTTTAGCTCGCAGGGACGGCATTCGGTCGCCCCGACCAACACCTCGTCGCTGTCAATGCCAATGATCCAGTCGTTGGTTGTAGGCTGAATGTACCGTTCAAAGGCTGCCCAACTCGCCTGGCGAAACTGTCCCTCGTGCTCAAGGAAGCTCGGCACGTCATCCGGCCGGCGCTGATAGACCGTGGTGTTGGGGTTGAACGACTGGACTATCTCGGCGCTGCCATCGTCGCTCTGGTCATCATAGACAAAAAGGACGTCCACGGTCAATAGAGCGTTCCTGATGGCAGAGCGAAGATACCTGCCAGCTTCGTTGCCGGTGACCATTAGTCCATAAACGTGTCGCGTCATCGAACGTTCCCGTTAGAGATACGATCCCATGCTCCCGCCTGATATTGCCAAGTCTCCTCGGGGACACAGCGGAACCGGGCGCCCGCTCGGGCTAGAAGGTAAAAACCACCGTGATCTTCACAAGTAGCCTCTATGCCAAGAAAATGCCCCTGAAAAGGCGGCGTCCCTTCGTAATTCGTCGGCCACCCGCCAACGCGTCGGAGCAGGTTCATCCGGAAGGCAACAGCACTGGCATCGATCCAATTACGGACAGCGAACTGAGCGATGAGTTCCTCTCGGCTCCAGTTCGTACAGTCTTCCCGTGGTCGGTTCCCAGTAGCATCCCAACTATAGACAACATCGAACTCATCAGTCAGAAAGGGAAGCAGTGTAGATATATGGTGCCGAAGTAAAAGGTCGTCGTCGGCAAGCCGCATTACCCAGGTCGTCGTGACAGCTGCAAGCAAGGCGTTTTGTTGCATAGCGCAATGCGCCGGCCCGGGGAAACCTTCGCTGCATGACTGTGCCATAATTAATTGGGACTCAACCTCAATGGTTTGAGCATAAACGCTCTTGACCGTTTGGGATAACCGCTCCTCTCGACCGGGGATGGTTGCGGTTATGACAGTGATGGGCGCCCTCATGGGATGCGTCAATTCGTCCTCTCCTTGTACTTTGCTTCCGTCCATCCCGTACCCTTTTCAAACCCAGGCACGTAGATACCGTCCCAGTGGGCACGACAAGCCTCTTCATCTGTGGCGTAGTAGCCACCCCACTTCTCGTTGAACCGGGCCCAGCTCTGACCCCCGTACTTCTCCCACGTATCAGAAAACCCCGAGGCGTGTCCCTTGTGCCCGGCCCCCACCCGGGGATCCACCCAAATACTGTAACCAGCGTGTTTGACGCGTATGCAGTAGTCGTGATCGTCAGCACCAAGCGGCATCTCAGGATCTAAAGGTCCGACCTCAGTCCAAACCTTGTACGGCACCATAGTGCAGGCACCCAAGACAAAGGCGGTCCTAATCGGCTTCGACCGATCTGTGCATTGCAACGGATCCTGGGGGCCACCCAGGGCTGGTGTCATAGGCGCTACTATTCCGGCATCAGGGTACAGCTCAAAAACACTCTTCAATGTTCTCACGCCATTCGGTGCGGGCAAAGTTAAATCGTTGTTCTGAAAAAGGAGAAAGTCCTCGCCATCCCAATGCTGTTTGACGGCCGCATTGATAGCCGGCGACCACAGGATATTGGGAGAACAATGCAAAGTAACCCGGATTGGAAGTTTGGTTGCCAAGGTATCTCGGGTATCGTCAGCGTAGAAATTGTCCCACACAACAATTCGAATGTTGACACCACGCTGCCGAACCAACGCGTTCACGGCATTAAGAGTCAGTTCGGGGTTCCCGTAAGAAACGACAACAGCCAAGACCGCCCCCGGAGCCCTCCAGCCGGGTTTTTTTTGGGGTTTTACGCCTTCGGCAACATCTTTCATCATTTTCCACTCACAATCTCATGCACAGCACAAGCGTTCTCGTATATCACTTGCGACTTTTTCATCTTCTGTATCACCTGAGTCCTATCCGGGGAGGCTCCGCCTTGGGTGTGCATCATCGTAAAACCTCCGGCAAAAACGACCTTGTACCCATGCGCAACAGCATGCCGGCTGCACCACTCGTCCTCAAAGTAGAGATCGGTGACCAGAAAGGCTCCCTCCGAAGTGGGGTCCACTTCCCGATAGATCGGACAATGAGCCAGCTCCCACCAGACAGGCGCCTTCACAAAGTAAGCCGACCCGACAACACTCCAGGCATCGGTCAGGGTATCACTCCATCGGCCATCCCTACCAGAGTCTTTCCAGGAACGAAATCGAGGAGGCGGTCCCACAATCCCGGAGTGGGTCAGAAAACCGCTCCGGTCCACCTGGCGGGGACCGACGATTCCGTACGTCGGATCGGACCACAGCAGTTCATTACAACCGTCAAGCACGCCCGAACGCAGTTCAGTGTCAGCGTTGAAAAGGGCATACGTCGTTATCTCAGGATCATCGACCCACTGCGCGACAGCATCATTACACGCCCGAGCGTAGCCTATATTTTCTGAAAAGGAACGCCACTGGACCTGGCCCGAACAGTACTTGGTAATCAGATTATCTACTATCCTGCATTCGGCCTCATTGGTATCAACCAACGATATCACCAGAGAAGTCTCGACCTGAGAACGAAAGGACTGAAAGGATTCGAGGAACCCGCGCAGATCGCTCATGTCGTGATACGCGACAACGACAACGCCGATGCTCATGGCATATCGTTGATCCATTCAGTGACCGTGCGATGTTGAGGTACGGCCTGAGATCTTATCCATATATGTTGCGACTTGTCGGGGCTCATCCACAACACTCGCTCATTACCGTCTGGGAGAGCAACTCGATGCCCGAATACCCAGCCATCGGGCGGCGGCTTGTCCGGTACCATATGGATCCTGGTTTCTTCCTCCATCAGAACCCAACCCTCTCATCGAGTGCAGTAAGGTCTATGGGACGCATGACATGCTTAGCTTTAGCATCAGCACAGTAACCCAGCTTAACTCCAAACCGGGCACAAGCAACTGACCAACCGACGTCTTCACCTTCAGTGTGAAACTCGTAATCCACTTTGTACGCCGCTGGGCCCATCAGCTTGGCCGCCATAATCACGTCAGCAGGGTGTGTACCCTTTATCCAATCTGTCCGGTTCATCAAATGGTTGTTCACGAGCTGCCCCTGGGAGGGGAATTGATTTCCCAAGATGCTCATGTAGGTCCGCATCCCCACGGCGTCATACTGCCAGGGTTTGCCAGACACGTCCGTACCCCTATAGCACTGTAGTCCCTCCAACGCCGCCTGGATTGCCCCAGGAGCGATAAGGATGTCCGTATCTAGGGAGAGGAACGCCAAAGGCGCCAACTGCCTCACGCGCCTCAGCAGCCGGTTCCTGAGGTCAACCATGAGCCTCAGCCTGACTGGTCCCCACGTTCGTTTGTCATGAGGCGCCGGCTCTTCATCGGTCAAGATGAAGTCCACCTTTGCGCCACCAGCAAACGGCTCGGACATACGAGACCGGATAAGGTCGATTGTGGGATCGTCTTTCGGTACGACAAAAACGAACTCGGGTTCCACGTGCGCCTGACCACAAGCCTCCATGACGTGCTCAAGGTACGGCTCGATAATCCACTCCCGACGCCGCGCTGGCGCCCCTATGACAAGATCTGCCATCACCAGTCCGTCACGGGTACGTTCTCCAACCCACGGTCCTTACCTTCTGCAAATTCGACTACGTCACAATCGTAGTAACAAGGACCGTGAGAGATGCCACCGCATGCCTGCTGGTACTTCTGGTTAAAAGGATCCCACCGCCGGCCATTACAGATGGGCATTGTCTGTCCAACCATCCAGCGATGGAACTCCGGTAGGAGATCACCAAAGATCTTAACCACCTGGTATTCGGTGTAAGCCCCCTCACAATCGGGAGGCGGGAGCGGCAGAAATGGCACGAGGAGTCGTTTCTAGGTCTTGAGCACGATAGACAAGATGACGGCGACGATCCCCACGAGCGTGGACATCGCGAACAGCAGGACCATCGTCTGGTTCGTCCGGTCGGTCCGCTGTCGGATCTGGACTGCCTCTGCCGATGAGATGCCCTCCTGGCGCCCTACAGCCGTGGCGCCCGCCTTCTCTATCTTGGTTACCCGATCAGTGATGCCCTGCACCATCAGAGCCGCCTCATCCTTACCGAGGAACCTGGTCTCCCGGTCGTTCATCGCTTGGCGCCACTCGTTGGCACTGTTACGCCACACCTGGGCGTTGGTCTCCTCCTTGTTCACAGCCTTGTCAGCCGCCACCAGCGCCGCGTTGACCGCTTTCTCGGCGGCAGCAAGGGCGTCGACCACGGCCTTGTCCTGCTGGCTTGAGCGCTCCGTGTACCGTCGGTCTCGCTCGTTCATTATGGAGGTCATCTCGCGGCGAAGGCTCTCGATATTGTCGAGCAGGTGTGCTCGCACCTCTGGCGTCCAGCCGTCTCGGTAGTCATTGTCGTTCACGCTTTCCCCTCAGTCCGTCTTGAGAGCAGCGGCAAGGAGACCGATGGTCGTGTGTAATTCTATGAGGGGCATACGAGTAGCTCCCCCTGGATGTTGCCTTCAGCGAAGTGGCTACGAATTTCGGTACGCCTCTCCCATATAAGATCAGCCGTAGTCCCAGGTCGTGTCACATCGAGACAACCAGACAGGAAATGATCCTCGTCACGCAGTCTCTTGGCTAGTTGAAGATCAACGAATTCAGTCATAATTCCTCCTTGAGAGAACCCTCACGGGGACTGAAGTTCCAGACCAGTCCCCGCTTGCGGGCCTACCAATCAGCATCTGGCTGTTGAGTGGCAGTAGACCTACGCTCCAGGGGTTGGGATCGAACCAACAACCTCTCGCTTAACAGGCGAGCGCTCTACCATTGAGCTACCCTAGATTGGTGAAGAACTTAGACGCCGGTGGTTATGCCATCGGGCGCATGTGGCGGAACGGCAACGTCTCCAACAGCTGATTCGTTTTGACGAGTTTCGGCCAGGACGGTAGCAGTAGGCGTGAATGGAGCGACTGCCACTGCCGGCTTCTTATCTTTGTCCAAGTAACCCCGAACAACGTTCTCAATGGCAGTGATGTCAATGGCGGGTACACGAGAACGCAGGTCGACGACGTCGCTCTTCAGACCAGCCACAATAGCCGGGATCCCGGGAATGGTATCCAGGGCAGCGTCAGTCTTCGAGAAAGCCGTACGTACAGCAGTGGCGTTGTTCTTCACCCAAGCTTCATCCTCAGTATAAGTCTTCTGGAGGGCCGTCTTGGATAGACCGTACTCCTTCAGGTTCTTGACACCGATCTCTACAACATGGACTAGAGACGCCAGCAGGAAGCCGCCGGAAACCAGCACGGTTTGAGCGCTGACCGACGTGAACGTATGGTTGGGTCGCCAAAGGGCCAACGCTGTCGGGATGCCCGCAATCAGGAACTTGATGAAGTGGGCCTTGATCAGGGTGACCAGTTTAGTGAAGACGGATGGGGGGACTAACTTTACTACCAGTGATGTCAAGGGGACTCCTTGGGTTGGTTCTCGTTATTTAGACTAGCACATCTGACGACGATGTCAAGTCAGGTCCATGTCGTCCAGGTCAGAAAAAGCCAGACCGGGGTCGGACAAGTAGTCCTGCAGCTCCTGTTCCCGGTCGACCTGAACGGGTGTCAGTGGAGAGCCGAGAGTACCAGGAACGGGTACTTTGGGGAGATCGGGGACACCCCGATCAAGTCCCATATCCTCGAAGGTGGTTTGGAAGACAGCCGGCGGCTCGACAGGCGGTACAACAGGGGCCCACGCTGTCGAAGCACGACCCTCGTCATCCTTCCGGTACGGTTTCCTGGAGAAGAACCGAGAGTTGAGATCCTTGATGATGTACCCCTCTTTCAACAAGATCTCAATAGACCTCTTGCGTCCGTTGACGTCCTGGATGTGAGTACCCTGCGTGTTCAGTTCCTGAGCCGTGATCCCGGCGTGACGCTCTAGGTAGAAAGAGAAGTTCTCCATGATAATGGTAGGACGCCATCCGCCAGACCCGGGAGGGTTGAGTTCGGCGTCGACGGACCCATCCGTGTGAGAAGTCAGGGTGAGCTCGGCGATGATACCGTTCAAAGTATGCTGACGCATGTAGCCCGGCTTGTCCTTCTCCAGGCGCATCGTCAACGTTCCGACCATACCTCGACCAAAGGGGCTCTTGACCCTGCACTCGAACATAGCCCCCGTCACGGCTGCCTTCTTGTGCTGGGCCCCAAAAACAGCTGCTGGGCCCTCTGTGCTCTTGGGGGTGTGGTCAATGGCCACCACGGCAGCCCCAAAGGATGTAAGCGGACGTAGAAAACCCCGGTCAAACTTGACGGCGTCAGAGTTGAGCAAGGGATCCTGTCCAAACATGCTCATCCCGTCAGAAACACCGTCGATGATGACCAGTTCGGCTCCCTTCAGGTTCTTCTTAAAAGTCTCCCACTGGATCGGGGTGTAAGGACCGTTAGGGCTGCAGTAGGAAAGCAAGTGCTTCGTCTTTGCAAGGTCAAGCCCTAAAGCCTCAAACCTTTCCCTCACCGACCAGGCATCGTTCTCGAAGTCGATGTAGACCACCGAACGACCCTTCTGCAACGTCCACACCGTGGCAACCTGAGCAGCCCACGACTTGCCGCTCTCACTTTTCCCATAGAAGTAGTGGATTCTCCCCCGATACAGAAGGTTGACACCGTCAGAACGCTCGAACAGGTCGGGTGGCGGAGGTGGTACGCCATAACGAGGATCACTAAGATCGACGACATCCCATCCGTTGGTGCTCTCGTCGCCTTTAGGAACAGTTTCGCCAACTGCGTCCATAGTGGCCGCGATGTCGGCCAGATAGTCGCCCAGTTCGTCGATCAAGGACGGTCCTGTATCTGTCTCGGTTCCAAATCCAAGATCGCGCAGATCCTCCGCCGCCATGCTGAAGTCGCCGCCGTACTTGGTCACCACCAACAACCCGAATGCGTCGTACGGGTGGTTCACTTCCAGGGACGGCCACATGTCAGTGCACGTGCTCGAAAAAACAGTAACCCTATCCGGAGCATCATGGTAGACGGTAGCGGAAGTCCCCTGGGAGACCTCCTTTCCCGGTCGAGTCCAGTGGACACCCTGCCCATCTGTATGAGCCTGAGTAAAGCCCAACAGCGCTAGGACTTCATCTATTCGGTGCACTCGGTTAAACTCGTCGCCGGCTCGCATGGGACCATTCCACGGCTGGGACATCACGACGGGTGTTTTGGGCCGCTCCTTCGTGCACGCCAGGATTTGGTCCTTAGTATAGACGTAAAAGTTCTGAAAAACACTAAGGTCACTCATGCCAAAACTTTCTCTTTGAGCATCTCTTCCACTCTCCGTCTTCGAAATAATCCATGACCAGGACCAACCTCGCCCTCAAGTTGGCCAGCGTTTCCTCGCCGTCAGGCGTCAACCATTCACCGCCAACGGCGCCCCCGTGTTCGGTCCAGCCGATCTCGTCGGCGATGTAGGCCAGCAGGGTGGCCACGTCGTAGTTCATGCCGTAAGGGAAGGTGACTTCGTTGGTGCCGCAGTCGTGTCCGGCTGGCGCCGCGTGGCACACCGCCCACCTGGTCTCGACGCCGGTCAGGAAGGCGAGCATTAGATCATCGACGAGGTCGGGATGGCCGCAACCGCACCAGCCCAATTCGGCGGGCACGTTGATGTCGTCGAGGTCCATCGGGTCACCAGGACCAAAGTCCTTGCAGTTGTCGCAACGCTCCGTCGACGGGCACACCAGGACCTGGTTTTTGAGGTACCAGGCGTTGGGGCACCGACTGCCGTCCGCCAACGGGGCGCCGCAGCCAAACTGCCAGGTGCCGTGCTCAGTCCGATCGCGGTAACTGCTGCTCATGACGGGTACTCCTGGATGCGTAGGTCCTCGGGGAACAGCTCGATATCGTGGCCGGCGTTCATGTACCACATGTCCGCGTCCTGGGCGAGCAGCCGGGCCAGGGGATGTCGGCTCGCTTGACGTCTTCACGTTCCAATCAGCCTTGTACGACGGGAACCTAGACAACTGGCGCCATGGGAAGCATTGTCACCGGCAAAGGTGCGGACAGGTCCTTGTTATTGGTGGTCGAAGGAAGCCGCAAAATCCGAGCCGGGTCAAAGACGTTGTCAATGTGCCACCCGCGTTCATCGCACAGCTCCTTCCAGGTGTAGTACCACCGATCCAGGATCGGCAGCGCTTCCTCGACTGGCCACGGCTCGTCGAGCATCCAGTAAGGTTGGAGACCACCCCCCGTGCGGACCACGAACGATGGCTCCGGGAAAGACGCGAGAAGACTTAGGGCATCGGCTTCAGTGGGGGGCAGGTTCTCTGACTTGTGCCCCGGTCCAGTAACGTCCAGATCTGCCCAGAGACAGGGAACGAGTGCACAGTCGTTTGTGCCACCTCTCCCTGACTCAAGTTTGGACCTTCTGGACGACACACCATACCAGATGCAGTGATCGGGGGAGAGCGGCGCTAGCCGCTCGACCAACTCCGGGATCTCATCAACCCGGGACCACAGCACCTTCTGGGCTGCTCGGGCAGACTGGTTGGCGGTCCGGTCAATGGCGAAACAGGATACCCATTGATCACCCGGAACTCGACCAAATATGACCTGTAAAAATGTCGTTGCTAAAGATTTGTCCATACGGGCACCACCCTACTACTCGGCTGGGCCGCCTGTCAAGGCGGCACCCTGCTCGGTCTTGTTTTAACCGTCTGTAAGCCAACAATCAATCAGATGGATTTCATGTTATTTCATTACTCAAAGAGAGAGGGTTTTAAGGACCCTCT